CAATTTTAAAAGTATTTGCCGGAACACTTAAACCCCCTACTCCTGGTCCTATTATTGTTGTTTCAACAGTGGTTGCGGATACTGTAAGACTATCACCTGTTTGGGCAAATAAACCATAAACTGTAGGTCCAGGAGTTTGTTTAATTTTTACTTCACCCGTTGCTCCGTCTCTTGTTAAATAATTTGTTGTTAATCCCGTATCCGCCGCTGGTGTTGACGATAAATTTAATGTTGATGCAGTTAAACCACTCGTAAAAATCGTTCCTCCTGTTACTGTTCCACCACTTAATGGTAAATATAATCCAGATGTGGACGGTAAATTATAATAAGTTGTTGCAGATAATGTATTTGCGGTAATTGAACCCATTAACGTATTACCCGTTACAGTTAAATTTCCATTAACTGTCATTCCTGTTACAACATTAATTGTTGCATTTAAATCAGGTTGACCGTTATTTTGTTTCAGTGTGAAAACATTATTACCATATGTAAAACCTGTTACATATGTGTTGGGATCAATAGGTAGATTATAATAAGTTGTTGCAGATATTGTATTTGCAGTTAAACCACTTGTAAAAATTGTTCCTCCAGTTACGGTACCACCACTTAAAGGTAAATACAATCCAGACGTAGATGGTAAATTATAATAAGTTGTTGCCGAAACGGAAGGAACAACCAAAGGACCTGTCATTGTACCACCACTTTGATTAACAAACAAACTTGAGAAGATATCCCCCACTTGACCAACTGTCGCTTTATAAGAAGACCCCGCTGGGTTTCCTTGTGATATGTCACTTGGTATAACAATATGAATTAAATCATTTAATGTTACTCCTGTTGATAAAGATCTGTCTGTTAAAAATGCCATTTAAGTTTTTTTTAATAAATATTTTAAGTTTGGAAATCATATTCCTCATTATCCATAAAATAAAAGTCGTCTCCGTCTTGGAATTGTTTTATTGTAAGGTATTGTTGTGTACAATCAACTATTTTTAATATTTCACAACCTAACGAGTCAATTAGTTTTATACCAACCGCAGGTGCGGTATTAAATTGTGATGGTATCGTTATTACTATTGTTGGTGGTTGTGGTGGTAACACATTTGCAACCAAAACACATTGATTACCATACACATCACAAACAAACACATTATATGATGTAAAAATAAAACTTGTAGTTTGTATCTGTATCTGTGCCATTATATAAAGTAACTTGGGTCTATTACGTTAGGGACTCCTCCAATGTTTTCATAAATTTTAAAAAACGGAGGTGTTATGGTTGGGTTATTTGCAATATCAAATGTCCATATTTCAAAATCACCACTTAGACTTACAATCCTAAAATCATAATAATAAACCCCCCTTGAGAAATTACCGTAGTTACGAGTAGGGTTAGGACTATTATAGTCCCAAGATGATAAATCACATGTTTGACCACTTAAACTTGGTATTAATGTTAATGGAGATCCTGAGTATGGTATTGTTGTGTTTACGTATTCAGGTATAATAAATTCAGCATATTTTGTAGCTCCTGTTTTAACATATGTATTATCCTGTAATGTATAATATGAATTAAATGGATATTCTAATTTAGATCCTGTATTTGAGATTATGGATATATTATTTGTTATTCCTGTTGATGCCTGATTAATAGTATCAACAATAGTCATTGTATTACCAGTACACCCAATATCACAACTACCCCATGTTAATGCGTTTGATATTGTTGGCATAGTAACCGTCATAGTCCAAGGACCTGTACCACCTGTAGTGACAACCGAAGATGGGTGTATAATGTAAGTTTGATAACCTGTTAAATCACCACATTGTTGTGCCCCACTAGCCAAAGGTATTGTTAATACAAACCATCTATAATAGTCAATATCCAACGGATTTAAGGGGTTTCCGGCATAATTAGTATAAAAGAAATCCCAATTAGTATAATAATCATCTAAATCTGAATACGTGTCAAAGGTCATTGTAATTAACCCTTCCCCAAAAATAACTGATTTATTATATGTAATTGTAGAAATAGAGGGGGTATCACATATTTTACTATAAGGGAGGAACCCACCTATTCCGCATTCTGTTACTGGGTTATAGTATAATGCTTGTACTTTAGGGAGATCGTAATCTATTTCATTTGTTGGATCATATATAAAACCGTTTATGCTACCATTATAATTTATCTCACCTATATAATTAGATGGTCCACCCGGATTTAAATATCTATAAATATTACTATCAGAACATGCCGATAATTTAAAAGGATATTTATAACCATCACACCCTACAGATGTTTTATTAATTGTAGACTCTATTATTTTATAAGGTATTGTATAATTAGTATCGTAACATAACTCACAATCAAACGTTTCTAAACATTCACATAGTAATTCCCATTTAGTATTATTATTAATTGGGTTTGGTGTTACTTCTATTTCCAGATAATCCCCAACATTAACTGTTAAAGCCGTTAAACATAATACTTTTGGGAAAGTCACATTTTGAGTTCCCGACCTTACATTTTTAGGATTTAAACTTAAACTAAAATTTGTGAAAGGAACATTTTGTCCCATACTTATGTATTCTAAAACTATAGGATCTGAATAATTACCACCAAAAAATGTTATTTTTAGATCATCGTATATTTGCTCTCCTTTAAAAGAATACGCAAAATAAGGTTTTAACGGATCTAAAACAAAAGTTGTTGTAACTGGTTGTGGGGTTATGCTTGTTGTTGCGGTAAAACTAATTCCATGACTATAATATGGGCTTGTTGAACCTGGTCCATTATCACAAGTTAGAGCGTCAACGTCAACAGTGGAAGAATTAAAACAATTAAGATCAGTATATTCGGTCCCATTTATTTTAATTTTTTGTATTATTGGGGTATAAACCCCCGCCACCACAGGAACCGCCGAAGAACCTGTTAATGGATGAGCATAAAGATAATCACCCGTATAATCGGTTCCGTAACCTGAAGTGAAAGCAACTGTCGTACTACCAATTCCAGGCCCATACCAATCTATAACATAGTCAGTCACACTAGGATCACAACTTGCGGTTATTAAACCTACCGAAATTTCGGCAATTGGGTTTGTATCATAAAAATCAAATCCGATATCACAACTAACACATAATGGATTAATGGTTGTTGTTGATGTTGTCGATGTTGATGTTGTGGTAGTTCCTTGGAACGTTTGACAATATTCACAATTTGCCTCGTCTATAATTTTAACACCAAATGAGGAATAACCACTGTATGGTCCTGGAATTGTTATTGTTGTGGGTACAGAATTAATTGTATCAACTAAAGTACAATTAATATCAGGACAATCTATACAAACATATACATCAACAGGATATGTGACTGAGTTTATATTTGTTATGTTAACTTGTAATGCCATATTTCATATATATTATTTTTTATTTTTTAAGGACAAATTCCAAGGTTTACTGCCGACACAAAATTAGGTGATGAACTTGTCGGTGTTATTGTTGAACAATCAGTGAACGTTCCTCCACTTAAAAATGTAGTTTCATTTGATGAACCACAACTATATGTGGTGTATGAACCTCCGCCACTAAACGTAATTTCCCACAGATAACTTATACATGACCCAGATGAACCTACTACTGAACCCATACCACTTAGTAAAATAGGTGTGGTTAATGAACAAGTGGATCCCGTTCCAACAAAAACTGTTATAGTATCTGATGAAAAAGAATCACAACTTGTATACTCAAAAATTGCTAAATCTGCAGTCGCTTCTAAAATATAACATGTACAACCAGTATCCGGTATAGTTGGTGTGGGGGTTGGTGTTGGTGTTACCGTTGGTGTTGGAGTTGGATTTAAACAGTTACCCAAGATTGAGTCTTCTATTACACATCCAAATGCAATCATAAGATCAGTAACCCATGGATACGTTACATTACTTTCTGGAAAATATGATGGATTATCATTATGTTGTAAAATTATTGTTGGTGACGAAAGGTTAATATGTTCCCATCTGTTTGTTATATTATTCCAATATACAACACTGTTACAACTTGTTGTACAGTCTGATAGATAAATTATATAGAATGGTTTACCGTTTATTATACCGGCAGGATTTAAACTACAATCCCAAGAAGGTAATACCAGTAAGTTAGTATTTACGGTAAAACACATAATTGTCGCAGGAGTTGCGGTTGGGGTTAGTGTTGGTGTGGGTGTAACGGTTGGTGTGGGTGTTACAGTCGGTGTAGGGGTGATGGTAGGAGTTGGTCCAACTAATGACATATTAGCATTAAATGTTTCACAATTATTATTTAAAACCATTGTCGCGTTAAACCCTAAACATTCGGGGGCCTTACCACAATCTTTACAAGAAATTAAATATTCAATTAGTAAATTGATTTTAACGTTTGTATCCCCTAAATCATTAAAATTTGTTAACTGACAATCCTTAATTTTCTCATTACAGTTATTTGTGATTGTTATCTTATTTTTTCCAAGATCAATTATAACATCACCAATTTCAGGATATTCTTGTATTGTGTCTTTAAGACTTTGTATCCATATTGTGTCCGCATATTGAGCAAAACTACCACCTGTATATGTATAAAATAAATCTTCTTTTATAACCCCATCGATTTCTACTTGAGTTCTGAATGTCGCATTTACAATATAACAACCAATATCTCCTGAAGTTAAATCAAAAAACCCTTCATTCATCATTTGTAAGATTCCTCTCTTACCATATATTCCGGTATTAACAAAATCATCAGAACACACTGTATATGAAGCATAACTAGTTGTTAATTCAGTACCGTTTAATATTATTATATCACTTTTTAAACAACCTTCACTATCTGTTACTAATACAGAGTAATTTCCATTTGATAACCCCGTTAAATGTAGTCCTGTTTGAGCCCCAACATTTGAACTCCAAACAATTGTGAAAGGTGGTACTCCACTTGTTATATTTAAATAAATTTCACCGTCATTACCGATAGTTGGTTGTACCCCAACTAAAGTAAAATCAACAGGTTGGGAATCTGCAATATAGAAATTTTCAGTTTGTGTACAGGTAGGTGATCCCGAATCTGTTACTGTTGCAACATAAAACCCAGAACTTAAATTGTTAAATACATTTGTTAATTGGGTTGTTGTTGTAACGGGTGTTCCTCCTGATAAATTATATGATAACGGTAATGTTCCTCCTGAAGTAGCGGTTATTATTGCGGTACCATTATTTAAACCACATGTTGTATCTGAATAACTTACTGATATTTCATATTTATTTACATTTACAACAGTAAAATGTCCAGTATATATACATCCCGAATTATTAGGGACATCTTGTATTAATATTGTGTAACTTCCACTTTCTAAACCAACAAAATCACAAATTGAATTTGTGGTAATTACGGTAGAATTTCCGTTGAAGTCATATAAAGTGTATTGGTAGTTTCCAGGAGATAGTCCATTATTTAATTCTATGTGAACAGATCCATCACTTGAATTACAATTAGAGTTTGTTACTGACATTGTCGTAACAATAAAACCATTTGGTGTTAATAACGAAACGGAACTTATCACATTACAAAGTCCTGCATCTGTTACTGACACTGTAAATACTCCCGAAGATAAACCTGTAAAAGTATAGATATTACTATACTGTATTATTATTTCACCGTTTGATCCTGAAAAATAATAAGGTGCGGTTCCTCCTGAAACAATAACCACAACCTCTCCGTCATTTGAAAAACAAGAGGGTTGTATTGTTGTCAACATTGCCGCCACCCCCAAATCAGGAACCTCAGATAGTACTACACTTTTAGTTAGTGTACATCCTTCAAAGTCGGTTATTGTAAGTGTGTAGGTCCCCAAAGTTAGTCCTGTAACTTCAGGACCTGTTTGCGTTCCAACGTTAGGACTCCAACTATACGTATAAGGCGGATTTCCTGTTAAACCTGTTACAAATATTTTTCCTGTACCATCAATAGGTACACAACTTGCATCATTTACAACATATAGACCAAAGTCCAAAGGACTTGTTTCTTTAATTAAACAAACTTCACTTCTTCCTGTACATCCCCCACCATCATCACCGATCACATAATATAGTCCTGGTGAAAGATTTGTAAAAACATTACTTGTACTGTCACCACTTGTTATATACCCTAAAGTGTTTTCGTATAAATAAAACGAACCAACACCATAATAATTTGTTGTTGATGCAGTAATCGTACCATTATTTAATCCACAAGTAGTCCCACTACTTTCTATAGACACACAAGTTCCTGAAGATACTGTAAATTCAACATATCTAGGAATAAAAGGTGGTTCTAAACAACTATCTATAATCTCTAAAATATAAGTATCAGGAGTTAGACCTGTAACAAAATAAGTTGTTGTATTTGATGATAGCGGTAATAAACCTGATGTTGATATCTCACTTACAGTGTAGTTTGGGGATCCTCCTGTAATAGAAAAGGAAACCCCTCCAAATCCTGAGTTTGTGCAGTCTCCACTTACACTATAATTATATATATTTATTGACCCACAACTCATTGGTTACAAAGTAGATTAAAGTTTATTCCAACATTTATTTTAAAATCTTGAGTAACACTTAATGGAATACAATTACCATTATATACAGTAACAGTATCATCAGTATTAATAACATAATTTAAACCTTCTGATTGTAAATTACTTAAACTCGATTCAAGTGCGGTTATCCAATCGTTTTGAGATGGGTAACTAGCAATAGGACTTGTATTACCATATCCCGTAAAAAATTCATCATGAACTAAAGTATTACCATTTAAAACTAAATCAATATACCAAGTACTTTCTAATGAATTAAGATCACAACCAGTCAAAACATATCCTTGAGATTGTAATAAACTATTTAACACAACCGCAAATGAGGTCACTGTTGGATTAGACCCCCAAGGATAGATAGGACAAGTAACTTCTTGTATAGGACAATCAACCGCAAATAATTGACCAACCAACGCACAAGGTTTACATGGTATTGGAACTATTTGACAACCCATTTGTCTTCTCCAAACAAATTTTTGTCTATGAAATATAGAATTTTCCAATCTTACTCCTGATGTTACCAATGTTGTTGCTGGTATCATTTGTCCAACTAATTTTATCCAATAATCTCCGATTCCATTAACATAGTCGATCATTGTTTTATATGTAAAGTTATCGTTAGGGATATTAATCGCCTGTTCAGATTCTAAGTATTTCCAATATATAGACTGTAATGTTGGGTATCCTCCTGTTTTACCATCGGTAATAAATTGTCTATTTCTAACATTGATCATGTTATGCCAAAATGTTTGAGCAAACTCAAAGAATGTTTTTTGTTTTGGTTTTGGGTTAATTTCAGTCCAATCTATACCCCCCCTATTTGGGTATGGTCCGTTTGGATTAGGGTTACAATATGTTGGTTCAACATAGTCTAATCCCTCGTTTGGTATTGGGTAATTATACTGTCTTGACATTGACCAAACATCATAAACCAACCCTTGAGCCGGATTTAAAAATACGTCAACATTTTTAACGTTTACAACAAATCTTTCATCATAAACCCTATAGTATGCGGTAAATCCACCATCAGACGTATTTCTTAAACCAACATTATCAATAGTCCAACTTTTTTTATTATCAATTACTTTAACTAAATCATAACCTAAAGACATAAATGGAAATTTACGATACCTATCAAGGTATGTTTGACCATAATTAAATGGTAATAGAACAGTTTGGTAATTAGGATTTTGACCAACAAATACTTGATTTGTCTCTACAACTTGTTCAGGCATGTGATGATCAGGTGTTGATTCATACCAACCTCCTCCTATTTGGAAGAAATACCCTTCGCTTTCTTGTGCTGCGGTTGGGTAACCTAAACTATCCATTGGATAATCTAACCTTGTTGTTGTTACTCCGCTAATAGTCGTTTGTAATGTAAAACCATTATATAGGACTCCCATTATTGAAAACGTATCTGTAGGGTCTGAAACAGGAAGTTGTTGTACATACAGACCACCTGAAATATTTAAATATTGATTTTCAAACTGAGAAAGGTTTATTCTTTCATCTGCAATGTATATGTATTCATTAAAATCAATTAAAGCCTCAGGTGCTCCAATCAATCTTAATAAAATTTCAATAGATCTTCTTGTTCCCTTTGATTTAAACAAATAGGCGGCATTTAAAATTAAATTTTTATAGAATTGGTAATTAATTTCATCAGGAGTTAACGCTCTTGAGTATCCAGGAAAATTACTTTCTTGATTGGTACCAAAAATTGAATCTAAAAGCGATTCATTACTTATTGGTGAAATGTTTGTTTTCCACCCTAATGTTTCTGCAAGATTTTTTAATAATTGTGATGGTATGTCATTACCTGTATTGTAATTAACGGATGTCATATTTGCCAATGACATAACAAATTTTCTCACCTCATCAAAACTTCTTCCGTATATCTGTAATACCTTTTCTAATTTTCTATCACCAGTATCAAATTCTTTTAATGCTCCTGTGGTTAAAAACCTTGATATTAAATTAGTATTATATGAGTCTAAGTTTTCACATAAGTCATTTAAAGTTGTTAAATATTTATCAAAATCGTTAGTTCTAATATCTAAATTCCACAATCCATCCAAAGGCCATGTAATGTTTTGACTTGTTGTTGTGTAAGTACCATCATTGTTTTCTTGTGGAACTTGGAAAGTTGCGGTATAAATTGGTTGTATTAATCTATTTAAAAGAAATTTTTCTACCTCATCAAAAAAATCATTAAACGATTTTTCCGTATAAGTAGTGTTGGGTCTTAATATGATATTATCTGTTGTTGCGGACATCCCTGAAAAAGGATTTCCATTTACATAGAGTTTTAAATAATTATCAGTTTCATCAGTAGGATCTAAAAATACTACGTTATATTCGGAATTATTAACAAATATTGAATAGTTCTTATATTGAACTGTTAAATTTCTTAAAGGTGATTGCTCAACCTCACTTAATTCAAAGTTTCTTGTTGCGTTTGTTGTAAAATCAATATCGAATGGATTTCTTATCCAATTTAAAGGTATCTCTAAATATGTTTCATTTAAAATTTTGTTATATAAAATATTAACTGCCGTTAGTCCTGTTTGAAAATTAAGGTTATTCTTTAAACATTCTACGGATGCCGGAAAATAATTAATTATTCTTGTTATAGACGTTGAAATTCTTTTTGTTAGTGATCCAAATAATGTAAAGTTGGTTATTTCACTTAAATCAAAATTTGGGTAAACTTGTAAATTTTTAGCAATTAAGACTTTTGACTCTTCGATACTTTTTAAATCTAAATCAGATAAACTTATCGGATCTGAAAAAGCACCAATATTAAATGTTCTGTTTTGTTTTTCAGTAATTCCTGTTGTGAACTCAAAATTAGCGTTAGTTAATCCCCCACCGGCAACTAATTGAACCCCAACTAAATCGTCAGAAAATGTACTATCTCCTGTATCAGTTTGTGGAGGCCATTTATATTTTATTACTGCCATTATTGTGTTATATTTGCAAAGTTTTTACTAAAATCTATGTTATCACCTCTATCTTGTTTTACCTCATATAAAAGTTCGTTATATTGATCTCTAATTTCAAATAAATTGTATTGTTTGTAAATGTTATTCTGAGTATCGTAAAGTGTATAAATTCCATCATTAAGAGACTTAGTCTGATTACCAAACAAGGAAATTGCCAATGTGGAAATGTCGTGTTCAACCATTTCAATCTCCATAGTAACAGGATTAAAGAATGTATTACTTATTATTATTTCTTGATCTGGTTGACCAATAAATGGTGTTGCGTTTGGTTTGTTAGATGGTGATGAAGAAGGTGATAATGTACAAAATATTAAATTTGTAACCCCATTCACATATTGATACCTAACAGTGCTTGTTGAGGTGTTTGTGGTATTTTGAACCACTGGTTCGCAGTAAAAAGATGAGGTAACTATTCTGAAAAAATTTGGTATTTTAGCCCCACTTGTCTGTAAGTATTCAACCCTATAACCAATTAAACCTTGATTAACAAATTTATCTCTAAATGAAACGGGAACGTTACTTATATCTATCACTATCCCTTTTATGTTTGGTAGTGCGGCCAATATACCACAATCAGTTATTCTAGTTCTAATTTCTGCTGGTCTTATATATAATGTATAAATTCCTAATTGATTAAAAATATTTGATGGTAGTCTTAAATTATATAGTCCACCTAAGATTTCAACACCTGAATTACCTCCAGTGTTTGTGTTGTGAAAATAAGGGGTCAAAACCGCAGAAGAGTTTAATTTTGTCAACTGAAAGTCGTTTGTAACGTCTCTTGACTCCGTATAATTTAATATAATATCAACGTCAGTTGGACTTACGTCCGCCGGTCTTATTGTTCCATATGTTCCTGTTGCCATGTAATTTTACTTTGTTATTTTATAAATATTAATAATTAAGTTTCCACGTTAAAAAAACCATAACCATATTTGACTAAATCTCCTATGTTATCAACTTCCCCTAATCTTTCGATAGATTCTAACGCCGAATTTTTCCCCCTTTCAATAAATAAATCAGATCTTATTTCAGGTTCATAAGCCACCCCAATTAATGCCTCTTCTTTTGTCATCGCAGATAAAACCAAATCATTTTGTGTTAATCCCGAAGATTGAACAAAGTATAATGTTGTACCTCCACTTAGGTCCCAATAATCCACACCATTTATTGTATACGCAGAATACGATCCATTTGGTACTGATCCGTAATAGATACCAACAACTCCTGTTTCTCCTGTTACTTGTATTCCTAATGGGTATGGTACTGGCCCATACTGTTCTAAGTCAGATAATGTAGAATTTGTTGTTCCTGTTACCAAGAATGGTACTCCAACGTAACTTGAACTTATATAATCTATAATATTTGGGTTTGAGTCTCCTGTAAATAAGAAATCATAACTTACAGGAATGTTTGCCCAATTACCCCCTTGTTGGTAAAATACTACCGTTCCATTTGGATTAATTGGTACTATATTTTGGTAAGGTACGTTTATGGTTTTTGTAACTTCAGTTATCCCCCAAGGTGTAGTTCCTTTAATTTTTATTGTATAAATACCATTAGATGCGGGGTACGTATGGTTTAATGATGAGGGTGAAAAAATATTAATAGGGACTATCGGCGATCCATCCCCCCAATCTATTTCAAATACCGATTGAGTTACATTATTTGATGTATTAAAAACATAAAATGTATATGGATTAATAGTGTCAGATGAAAAAATAAAGTTATTTAAAGTTTCTTTTTGGTAAATTAAACCATCAAACACAGAATACCATCCCATATCGTATGTTGTCTGTGTTAACATGATTGGAATAGTTAACCCTGTTAAGGTTGAGTCTCCGTTTGTTCCCCCTGATAATAATTGGGTCATGGAAGAATAAACATATGTTGTTCCTGTTTCACAATTAACGTAAGTTACCCCTGTAGGACAACAAGGATCTTCCACATATATTTCTTCACAATCTCCTGTCCAATTAATAGGAAATATTTTATTCTTTATATCTTCAAGACCAATCTGTATATAATATCTTTGTTCTTCCATTATGGGTTCATATATTCATACCAGTTTATTGGTGTTGTTGTTCCAACTCTATTATTATTGTTGTCTTTAATAGTATATGTAAAATCACTGTAATCTAAATTAACTTCATAATAAAAATACTCAGCGGGATCAAAATTATATTGTGTAGGTAAAATACTTGTTTGTGGAGTGTTTGTCATAATAACATAACTTCCCGTTTTACCGTTAAAGAATTTGGCCCTCATATAAAAAGTATCTATATCAATAAAATCTCTACTTCTAACCCAATAAATAAAAAACCCTTCTTTATCTCCAACAAAGTCTAACTTAAATTCAGGTTTTTTTATGTTAACAGTAGGGATGGACGGACTTAAAACTAAACCGTTTTCTATTCCCCCTTGTTGTACTGGTAAAATTATTGTTAAGTAATTTCTTTGTGTTGCAGAATCTTTAGTATCATATAGGTCTAACTTGAAGAAACTTTTTGTGAATGGTTTTGTGTAATAATAGACTTCATTAACGGAAAATCCTTCGGTTAAATAAGAAGAGTTCCATAAATTAAGAGATTGATCAAAAAATCCAAAATCGTAATTTATATCGGTCTTATCGGTATTATCATGTTTTTTATGTGAGAATCTTGCAACCTCAAAATCATTTTCTTTACCAATAACCTCATCAATAGTTTTAAGAACAAATTCATCAATGGCATCATCATTACCATCTATGTCCCACTTAACTTCAACAGGTATATTAATATAAACGTCTGTTGGTTTTTTCAATATTTTATAATTATTCACAATCATCTATAGTAGGTTCTGCAATTACGTTTGGATTATTTATATTACTTCCGTCTCCAATTAATCTGAATATAATTTGATCGTAAGGGTAATGACTACCATTTAAAAATGGGTAATCAACTCCGAATCCTTCACTATCTTTGTACCCATATGGGTAAATATCTCTCCATCTAAAAGTTTGACTTGTTATTGAGAAATATGAGTAGTCAGGAACTAAATCTATATTTTGATATCCTTCTTCATTTACAGATGTTGAGAAAACTTTAATTGTCATTGGGTGGTGTACTTTATAGTAATACCCTAATTGATTTGATGGCGTTAACAAACTTGTTGATGTAAAGTAGTTAGGATTAAATGTGAATTTTTGATAGGTACTTGATATAACTCGTTCTTTTTGTTCATAAGGATTAAATTCACAAAAGTCTCCATTTATGTTATCTCCAATATTTAAATTATCGACATAATAAAAAATATTACCATTAGATGTGTAATTGTTTGTTAAAAACCCTGTATCCGATTGTGTATTTGTTTGATCCCACCAAACACTAGGTTGGTTATTTTCTAAAGGTAAATTAAATTCGTAACCCTCTTTAAGATTTGTATTCGGACCTAATGTCCATCCAAAATATCCTTTCCAAATAAAACTAAAAAATAACTCGCTTACAGGTCTGTTAAGGTTATCCCTTAAACCGTCAATATCAATGTTATTATTAAACATTAAATTGTAACTGTCATTACCTTCTTTAATGGAAGATCTATCAACCCCATTTGGTGTTAAGACCGCTTTTTCAAATTTAACGGCTTTACTAAAAATATTTTTTTCAAATCCGGCATTAACTAAAACAGAATCTTCAATACTAGTTAATATTTTGTGAACCCTAACATAATAGTTTGAGGTTGTGTCTATTTCATTAGTTGCGTTTATAATTCTTTTAAATGTCCCTGTTGTGTTCACACTGAAAGTGGTACCTAAATACCCTATATTTTGTATGTTAAAAATGTAATCTTCAGAATCATAATTTTCATTACCCAAAGAAGTCACTTGAAAGGTGTCTGTTCCATTATAATTAAAGTTAAGTTTAACTGATTCTCCAACAGATAAACCATGATTCATAGGACATCTAAATGATATTACATCGTCACCATATAAAGTGTTGTTTTCAATAATAAACGGTATTCCATCAAAAGCCTGCCAAGACCATGTGTTTGTTGTATCTTGATCATCAGCATATAATTGTCGATCAACATTTAAATGTGGGTACGTTAAATAATACATCCAATTATATGTTGTTGCACTTTTATTAATAAAACTCACATGATTACCCACACCTGTTGTGTATCCATTTACATTATTATCTGTCCTAATAAGATCAAATTCATAATATTGTGGAAATCCATCCCAAGGTGCTGACGGATTACCTATTGATGTAACCGCATTTGATATAGCGTTTGTGTAATATAAATTATTTCTATATGGAACATAAGACGTTCCTCCACTGTATTGGTTTTTAAATAAAAATACTATCTTTGTTGTTGGTCTAAATATTGTAGATTCTCCTCTTTCTTTTTGAAACAACTCAGCCAAATTTATTTCTTCGGTTCTATCGTATTCAACTTGTTGTTTAAACGTTTGATTTAGAGGAACTCTTACCGCTTCATCAACATTTGAGGATATTTTATTCTTTTTAGATCCTAATAATATTTGTACAGTTTCATTATTACCCATTTGTATCTGCGTTATTTACATAAAGTTTAATGAATCTATCAAGTGCGGTAAAACCGTTATTCAATCCAAAATAAAAATGGAACGGTGCCCCAACAAGAACAGGGTCTAAACCAGGTGTGTTTGGTGCTCCATAAGTAACGTTAACTGTTGTTGGGTTAGGTCCTGGGGTAAAGTTTGCAATATGACCTTCTTGTGTTGTTGTGGTTTTAAAATAATCTGAAGTTTGGAAATCTAAACTTTGGTATTTGTTTTTATAAAACCCTCCACTTGTTATAAATGGGGATGTATACCAATTATTATTCTCCGTTCCAAAAATGTAATTTGATGGGGAAGTAATTTGCCATTTATAGAATGGAACTTCTTGTGTGGATGGGTACCCATAATTATAACCAACAAATGGTGAAATGTTATACGTTTGTATTCCAGGTGTTAATTTTTTTCTTGTTATTTTTTCCTCGTTATTGTCTTGAAAGAAAATACCAAAAATAGGTCTTGATGGTGATTGGGTGTCGTCTCCAATGAATAAGTAGTTATTTGGGTAGTTCTGTTCTAAATAAGGATTTACTTTAAATTCACTATTTGTTGAGATTGCTTGTGCAAAATCTCCGTCAATTCTATCACCACCTCTTGTACTATTAAAGAACTGAACAACACCTATACCTTCTCCTTGATTTCCGTTTGTAGATACCGGGAACATTTGTTGTATTATAGTTTGATTCAGTAATCTAGAAATGAATCCCATTTGCATAATATCAGAATCATCACTATATGAAGTTGATTTTAATTGGTTTGCAAAATAACCCTCTAAATTTTCATTATTACATATTTGATTGATGAATTCATCTCTTGGTCCTAAATCTACAATTGTTGTTGGACTTTGTATTTGTTTGTCGTTATATCCTGGATTATTGATAAATAATGCCGCCAAGTTATTTGGTGGGGTTGGTGATGGTTTACCAATAAATTGGTTAACAAATCTATCCCAAGGAGATGATCTATAATAGAAAGTATTTTGTGCATCATCAAAAACTACAGTATCTTTACAGTAATTGTATGTTGGGTCAGTAACTGAATTATTTGCATATGTGGATGTCTTATTAAATGAAGGCATATATAAAAATCCATTTATCCAATTGTTTTGGAATACTCTTGCAAAGACCCCTCTACATGCTGCTAACATTAACAAGTATCTAACTTTCCATTCTAAAAATAATTTCACATCTTCATCATATTGTGAAATATATTTTTTATTTAAGAGACAATAACACCCTTTAACCACTCTATCACTTGGTACATCACAATTTGGGTTTACGGTAATTCCGGTACCTGATCCTGAGTAACATTGTAACGAAACCAAACCTTCACAAGTTAATGTTGATGTTAATCCTGTTACTAACCCTGTTGAATCAGCATAATTACCTGTTGCGGGAGTTCCTGGTCCACCAATACTAGGGTTTGTTTGTACTCCACCGCCTTTAAAGAAATAAAAATTATCATTTTGATGTAGACCATATCCTGTTTGAGAGTCGTTACCATCTTGAGTTCTTGTTGATGTTGGTATTCTATCGCTTCTCATCACAAGTTTAGTTTCATCCAAGAAGTTAACTGTTGTAGTTAAATATCTATAATACGCTCTTGAATATAACGCATTATATCCTTCAGGTGGAATACCAAAGTCTGTCTGTAAAGGAACTGTGTCGGTAAAAAGATATGATGTGATAGGTATAACTGATGATTCTGTTCCTATAAATGTACCTCCACCAAAATAATCACCAAGTTGTTTTGGTAATACACTACTATATGGTGGGGACAACTGTGTTAAAGAAGGTAACGCAACCGAACCTAAATTAATTAAAGTACCATTAGGAGTATATGTTGATGACGCATCATCAGTGGACAAATAATAATAAGGTAAATTAGATGTGTATGCGGTATATTGACCAGGAGTTAAGTCAAAGGTAAATGACTCAAAATATAAATTTGTGGTTGTGTTGTCAATAGTATTATGTGATAACGGTTTCACCCCTGATGCGGATTTTTGTATAGGGTAATTTAAGTAATATTCTCCAGTTATTATTGGTCCGGTTCCATAAGATGTATTTCCAAAAATATAAGATAAGTCATATGACATTTCTTGTTTTGGGGTAAATGGATCAACACCTCTTGTTAAAATTATTATTTCATAAGTATTTTTAGTGGTATCAGGTATATTATCAATTGCATAACCAGTATTATAAATTACTGGTCCAGAACTACAATTATCATATACAAATTTAATTTCATGGTGCAAATAACCTAAAGGGAATCTATTAATATTTGTGTTATCGTAATTTGTATCATTAATAAATTCATTATACGTATAACCTGTTATTACTTGGAAATATTCAACATCTGTTGGGTACTGTAGATATGATTCTGTTTCTCCTGTATTAATAACAAAAATGTTTGATGAAAGTTCTGTTGTACCATTACCCGATGGGTCGGCAAAATATATTGTTTTGGCAATTGGGGTTATAGTATCTCCTGTTTGTGTGGTACCCGTTATTGCCGTATTATTAAATTGATTTTCAGTTGATCCAGTTAAATTACTCCAACCTCCCGATAAGTTCGGGTCTTGGAAAGAAAATATTTCACCAATACCTAATTGTTGTTTAGTCCCTGCCTTTGTCATAATGACCAAAACTTGATCTTCAAATGGAGTACTTGGCGTACCAACTAAAGACGGATTAACAACTGTCTTTATTTTATTTACACCACTATTTGGGGTATTACTTGTTGAGTTATAAAAATATTTATCTCTCGTATTAAATTCATTTAATTTTTGTGGGTATGTCTCTTGTGTTGGGTAGGCAAAATATCTTTCGTCGTTACCACCGCTTTTATTACCCGCAAATAAGAATGGTTGTGGTGCGTGTAATTTATATTTATCCACAGAATCTAAAATATCATAACCTGAAAATATCCTTTGGTAATCCAAAAGGGCATTTGTTAAAATATCTCCTGTAATTTCTTCTTCAGCTACCGCATTTGTTAAAGAACGATATATTCCACCACCACACCAAAATGGACCACAAGACTGATCCGTAACACTACAATCAGGGTTCGCCTGATTTAAGTTAGGGTGAGGTGTTTTTGCGTACGTTCCAGGAGTACTTAAAGCCGCCAAAAATGTATTATCTGTAGAAGTTGTTGCGGGATTTCCTGCGTCGACTTGTTGGTTATTATATTCATTATTTACTTGTTGTGTTACTGAACTAACATCAAAATCATCGTCAATTTCCGCACTACCACAGTCACATGAACAGGCATTACATTCAGGATAAGATAACATAGGTAATCCAATTCTAGGAAAACCTTTTAATCTTATTATGAATACAATTACAAAAGCAAAGAAAACCAAATATAATGCTAATTTAAATACCGCCTGTAATATTTGCCAAGCGGTTCTAAGTATTACCCCAATGTTAAACACGGGTCCTCCAGGAATTGCAACCGCGGCACTTTCAAGTGCCGATTGTATCGCATCTATTGTTTCTCTAACTTGTATGTATAAAAAATACAAACATAATATAACTAAAACCCATTTTAAAACAGGCCAAGCCCAAGCAACAAAGTGAGCCACAAATAATACCACCAATATTGGGAATGTTAATATGTTTAATAGTAACATCGCCAAGAAATATATAAAATCAAATTTTTGTACCGCATCATTAACAGGGAATGGATTATTTTTAGAAATACACTCCCTATCATCAATCTCTTTAATCCCTAAATGTCTTGCTCTAGATATACCGTTCTTATAACGGTCTAAAAACATTGCGGTAGTATAAACCTTATTATAATTAAGTTCAAAAAATCTATCCTCACAATTGATTGCCTCTTGAATCATTGTGGAATCCCCATAATCGTCCCAATCTAAACTAAATGCGTATGACCTAAAAGAATCGTACGCCGCCTGATCGTAGAATGTGAATTCAAAGTCTTGTGTTTGAGTTGTGTCTACCGCATTTGAGTTTATTCCTATGTTGGCCCCAGGTGTGTTAATTGGTATACTACTTAAACTTCCTGTATATGGTACACCGTTTATTGTTATAGTAACGTCCTGAGAGTTAACATAAGATTGTAAAATTAATCCACCTGTTTGTGCGGGTAATACTATTGCAGGATTTAAACTTGTTGTGGTACCAGGAACTGAAACCGAATAATTTAAAGGAACACCTAATGTTGGATCCGCGGTTGGTGTTGTTGATGCCCAACCATACTCTTTAATATTTGGAACTAAGAAATTCGCTCTCAGTATTTCGCTTTGGATTCCTCCGTCATTTTGCCAACTAACTTTAAATCTGTATTTACCTTTTGTTGGAATCCCTACTGTGGGGTCCAAAGAAATAATTTGATTACCAAACTCATCGGTAACAATGTAATCTAAGTTCATTGGGACTTTTAATAAGTAAGTTCCGTCACCGTCAATTATTTTACCCCCTTGTTCTATTTCATATTCTTCAAGTGCTGGGTAACCATTTCCATCAACATTTATTGTTTGTCTTATTGCCGATACTCTACCTTGTCCCGCCTTTAATGAACAGAATGTACCTGCCGCCAATGGAACTCTACAATTTGTTTTTAATGCTTGTTCGTCTTGGGTGGTTGCAATTGATCCCATAAATGCCGCAGTTGGTTTTATGGTTAAATTTATCTCTTCAGACAAGTCAAAATCTTGTCTTGTAATTCCAATGAAACAAATATCAGGTTCTCCCCATAATGGTTCAACATTAACTTGTTTAACTAATGTTATAATTTGTGGTAACTCACTTAAATTGTTTGATGATTTAAACTTAGAACCGTTAAATTGACTTTCAACCGCAAATCCACTATCTATTAAATCTTGTGGTGTTAATGAAAAACATCCTATGTTTGAAAGGTCAAGGTTCATGACAAGGGTTTGTTGTCCTGTCGGTACCCCAAAAATCATAAAGTCACCACTATCGTTTGTTGTTACTGTGTACTTATAATATTTGTCATAAACTTCTATTACCGATCTTTCAAGAATTGCTTCGTCTCTATCAAAGAAACTACCCGTTGGTACGTGACCTAAATACTCAGGAGATTTAGGTAATAAATTATATTTATACCCATCTTCATTTTTATTATTTAATGTTTTGTAAGGATATAATTCACTTATAATTGGGTTTAACTCATCCTCATTTGTTAACGGTATAAAAACAGATAACTTTGCGTTTGCAAGTCCGAATCCTCCATTAACTGAAACTCTACCTGCAATAACACCATAATCGGCACATCTTCTTTCGTATATTTCTGCTTGTGTTAATTTAAGTGATAGTATTTCTATAAAGTCAAAATCTTGATCAAACTTTAAATTTACAGATTTATCTACACCTATATTAGTTCGTATTCTATATGAATGTGGCATTAATTTCTTTTCTTGATAAATAGTTTATTTCCTATTTTAAAAGGATAACCCTTTTATAAAAAAAGGAAATTATCAAGAATATGTTACTGAAGATAAATTAACAACACTTACTCTAATATCTTTGTTTCCAAATCTAACTTGGTATATTTGTGTTGGGTCTGCAAAAATAGTGTCGGATATCAACTGAATTTCTTTTGTTGATTGATTAGAATATGGTTGTGATGTTTGTGATGAAGAATACTGTCCCCCAACTTTGTTAAAGACCTGTATATCCGATATTGACAATACTCCGTTTTCCGCTTGTATTAGTCTTCTTAATTCAGAAATATTAACATTTTGACCTAATTGTCTTGACGTTGGTGACATATATGTAGATACAATATCTATGATTTTTGCAATTATAGATCCCTGACTTTGTGAAGAATCTAAAACCACCGCAATATCAAACCCTAAGTCAATAACATTAGCACTTTCTACAGATATGTAATCATTTATCATTCTATAGTTTGATAAATAATTTGCAATATTAGTTTTTAATGCGTTTGGAACTACTGATGTAAGTGTTCCACTTGAGTCATAAGAAAGTAATTTTATTTTTATTTTGTTATTTTCCTCTACTATCGATACTTTAGATGGTGCCCCAAATTGTGAAGGCATATTTCTTAATAATGAATCATAGTCATTAACCGTTACCGCTCTATTTTGTGATGAGAAATTAAAAGAAACAAAATTTCTAATCTCCTCCAATGTTGGTGCCGCCGCTCCACCAACCGCAGCAATCGGGTTTGTACAACTTAATGAGTTTGACGTACTTGTATTAAGACTCTCAGAAGGACCGTTAACAAAGAAATTACTTTTCTGTACTTGAGTAATAACCCCAACACCGACATTACTTGATATTCCCCCACCAATTCTATACTGAATAAACAATGTTGAGTTTGATTTAAGTGTACTTCCTAAACCTAAATTATTAACGTATTTGTTTATGTTAATTGATTGTCCATTCCTTGCAAATTCCCTTAATTGTTCTTCCGCAGAATTATTACCACCACCAAAAGTTAATTTCATAAAACCTTGTGGGGTATATTCTGTAATAAATTTATCACTTGTTGTAATGTATCTACCGATTTTAATGCCAGGAGCATCCGAAGGTTTTGTTGGATCTTCAACAAAAACTCTGTCTTCAACTAAGGCCCTTACTTCATAAAATCTGTTATTAGGGGATAAAAAATCTTGATCTGAAGGTACGTTACTATATTGTGATCCGTCTTTTACAATGACACTAGTTACTCCCAACACATTTCTTTCAGGTAAAAATAACTCAAAAAATGGTTTAACATCGTTAGGTGTTATAACTCTTTTAAAAACTTTAGTTAAACCATTAAGAACTACTTCTCTTTTGGTTACTGTGTAATTTTGTATTGTACCATTTGAATCTATATTTGGCCTTACTATTCTTGAATTTGGTTGTCCTTCTCCATTATATTGAGATGAAAAATCTATATCATACACAGTTTCATATGATTGTCCTGCACCATTTACTTGAGTACCTCTTCTTAATATACCACAATATCTTATATCTTCCTTATCTCCAAACGCAGGTACAACAATAGAAAAATCAACTAATGATATTGATGGTCTTTGTCCAGGTATTTTTAAACCGTATGTTCTTGCAATGTTAAATAATGAAGTCTTTTGTTGTGCGTATTGTAATACAGTCTCTTGTATACTTCTATCAATTTGAAAATTAAGGTTGTCGGCAACTGCGGCATTTAAATCCATTAAAACGGAAAATACCGAAGCATCATTAAAATTTTGTATTAATTCAGGATAATAAGTTTTTACGTAATTAACTAATTCTGTTCTAACTCCTTGAAAATCCCTTGTTGTATATGATATTTTTTTATCTGCCATACTATTAAATATTTAAAATAATGAAATCACTACTGTTAAATGCGTCGGAAGTTATTTTATAATCAATCCTAACTCTTGCAGTATGTTCTTTTTGTGAAATGTTTGGTACGGTAAACTCTCTTTGATCCTCACCGTTTATAAAAGTACCTTTGTCTTCATACTCTGTTGAGGCGTCTGTAATTAACACATTAGTAATTAAAACCCCAGGCATGAATTCCTCAACGGAATCTCTAATTTCAGCCTCTATTTCGGCAAATGTTGGTCCGTCTAATGGTTCAAAAATATATTCATATAATCTTGATCCAAAATCAGGTAAATAATATCTACTTCCTTTTCTTGTTAATAATAAATGTATAAGATTAGTTCTAACTTCTTCAGAAGCGTAATCTGTTAAATCTAAATATTTACCGTTAAAGGAATCCCTAAAAGGGAAAGTAATCCCGTAAGTTATACCATTTGCCATATCTAATAAATATAGTATTCGGATATTTTATATAAATAAAAAAATCACTGATTTCTCAGTGATTCTTTAATCTTGTGTTTCCTCTTTCAGACATAGGTTCATAGGGACAATGTAAACATCCGTTTCCACAACATCTACCCCTTTTCATATGAAAAGATTCTGTCATTACTATATTACCGTTTTTATCCTTATAAAAGTCAGGTTCAGGAGATTTTTTTGTTATCTCCCGAACATATAACTGTTGTATCCAATCTTTAGATGCACTTACTGTCATTTTAATTTTATTATACTATTTCACAAGCCCCACCAGCACAAGCGGCTTCCCCTCTAAGGTCGGTATTATCTTGTAACTCAATAACTTTTGTAAGATCCACATCTTTTAATGTGTTTAATAATCTATCAAAATCTTCTTTTGTACAATCTTCAAAAGGTGCTTGGGTATAAGTTCCTCCGTTATAAGGTAATACAGATAGTCCATTATAAAACTTACGGTTATCCCACATCCATTCACCAACTAATTCCCATTCGTCTTCTTTAATTGAAACTGTTGCCGATACGTTATGGGTATTTTGTCCTGTTCTATGACCTGGTTTAATCCATTCTTGTGCAACTTTTTTAACTCTTTCCAACATTTGGAATACTGACTCGTGTCTTATGATAGCACCTTCAGGAGCTTTTTGTGGTATACCAATAACTGCAGTATCGTGAGGACGGAAAAACTCATCTTCAATCAACTCAGGGTGATTAATCGCCAAGTAATTATAGATTGATTCATTTTTACCTACACGGATTCTTCTTAGGTAATAATCGTTATGCCAAGCGTGGATTCCTGACGATGTACCCAATACCAATGATGAGGTTCCGGATGGTTTAACTGTCGTTGATCTTGCAGATTTGTTAATTCCAATAAGACCTGCAACCCTTTCATTTTCTTCTTTAACGGCTTGAGCCGCCGCTTTCATATCATATCCTAAAACAACACCCGAACCGATTCCTGTCATTCCAACACCAATAAGTGCGTCTTTTTCAGTTGTTCTTTTCCAAACGTCTCTTAGGTAATGGAAGTCAGTATAACCTGCTTGTAATGTTCCAATGAATGCGGCCCCTTTAACTCTTTGTTCAAAATCTTCTTGTGATTCAATATCAGACGCATTTACTTCACATAAGTTACAAAACTGGTTAGGACGAAGTGCAATCTCACAACAAGGATTAGTTCCCCAATCTTTATCGTTTGACAAATAGATACCAGGTTCTCCTGCTCCTGATAACTCAATACGTTTCCAAAGACCCATAAAGAATTCTTTTGTAATTTTGTGACGAAGAAGTACTGCCGAGTTATTTGCTCTACCTCTTTGTGCATTTTGTTCCCACCAATTACCTGACTTACAAGAAATCATTTCTTCATCATCAGCCGAGAATAATGAGATAAGTGCCGCTCTTCTAATACCACCTGCAAGTACTGCGTCTGCAATATGACATATAATATCGTGAGTTTCAATTGATGTTAATTTTTCACCATCTTTTTTGTTATTTAAAACTTTTGTTATGTGGTGGATACAATCTTTTAACGGTTGAGGTCCTGGGGCTTTTCCTCCAGAAGTAACCAATAAGGCTCCTTTATGTCGGATATCCGAAAAATCAAACACAGGGGTTGACGCTTTTGTACCCATATATGACTCAATAAGTACTTTAATTGCGTCTGCCCATCCTTCAATTGAATCTCCAATTAAGTACCTTCTTGTTCTTGTTGGATTTGGTTTTTTAATTTCTGGTAGTTTATCTACGTGGTGTCTTTGTACCGAGAATCCTACACCTGTACCTCCTAAAAGTAAGAACATTGTCTCCGAAAATGCATCCGTATGGTCAATAGGTAGGTAAGCACAGTTATAAACTCTATTTGGTGAAATCTCAATCGGTTTACCTCCAAATTGTAATGATCTCATTGATGGAAGAATTTTTTTATCATATACCATTTTGTATACGTTTTCAATTTCTTCTTTAATTTGTGGGTATTTTTTTTGGTGCATTTCTTTGTTTCTTGTTACCAATTCTTCCCACGATTCCCTTCTATTTAATTCAGGAACAAATTTAGCGTATTTCATATACACTGTAATATCACTCAATATTTTTTGTGAAATATCCATATTATTTAAATTTAATTATTTTATTTTTATTCAGTTTTTTGATTCTCTCGTTCTTTTCTTTTTTCTAACAATTCTTTAACCCTTTGTCTTTGTCTTTCTTCTTTTTGTTCTTCAAGACCTAAGAATGTGGTTGTAGATTCGGTATCAATGTCAATCATAGCGTTATCAAATTTACAATTTTCAAAAACCACACCGTCATCTCCGACACGAGACTTGGTAATTGCAATTGTGGCTAATTTCATTTCTTTTTGTTGTAACGTTTTTGCTACTGTAATAATAACGTGACCTACTTGAGCCTTTTTGATTGATCCTCCCATTTGATCGGTTGTAACAACTTGAGAAGATATAGATGCTCTATTACCTTGTGTTGCAGTCCAACCAACAAGATTTAATTCATGACACATAGCCTCAAATCCTCTCATAACCGAACCTTCACTTTTCCATTCGTCACCCAAATTTTTATCAGGAACGATACAGTCAATATAATCCAAAACAATCATGTCTATCTTAATTCCGTCCGCAATCATTTTTCTGATTTCGTTCTTTATTTGAGTCATTGTTTTAGTATCTGAAGGTAGTTTTTTCAAATCTAATGTGTTTGGCATTTTTTCTTTGATTTCTTTTACCTTATTCATCACCTCTTCTTTTTTTTCTGATAATTCATCAGGGTGAATCTTTGTCCAAAGGGTAAAATGTTTCCTTTGTATCACTTTTGGGTTGTCTTCAAAAAATACTTGAAGAACGTTAAATCCTAAGTTAAATGCGTGATTTGAAATCTTTGTGAGGATAGTAGACTTACCTACTCCTGTTGGTGCCAATATAACACCGATCTCACCTTTTGCTAATCCTCCTTTTAACAACCTATCAATTCCTGGAATTCCCATTGGGATAGGGTGTCTGTAATCCTCGTCCAAGACTTGGTCTAAATTTGAGAAGACATCCATTGTTGTAGTGTCTTTTGACCCAACAAGTAGGGCTTCTCTAACCAGTTCTTCTAGTGTGTCATAGTTTTCAAACTCACCACCGTCTATGATTTTTTGTGCCTTTTTCATTACTTTCTGTAACTCTTGTTGTTTACAGAATTTAAGTGCCTTTTCTTGTACGAAATCTACACCATCGATAGGTGCGTCCTTGATTTTTTTAATTGTGTCAAGAACTACTTTAACTGCGGTTTCTTGTTGTAATTCGGATTTTGCGACTTGTTCTAAGGTATCAAACGATGGTGTATGCTCGTATTTTGTATAATACTCTTTTACCATCTGAATGATAATCTTAAAGTACTTATTCTCAAAATAATTATTTTCAATAACGTCAATAATTGAGTGAGAAAATTCTTTATCTAAAATGATTTGATTAAGTAATTGTATCTGAAAATTGTTACCGAGATATTCAAAATTTTTATTAGTCGCCATAGTTTTTCTTTCTGTTAGTAATGATAAATACTCTTACTTTTGAATAAATTGTGGGTAGAAATAATTAAATTTTTTGCCTGAAAAAATGTCAGTTAGGTCTGTAAGTACCTGTTTTAACTTTGGCCGTAGATCTACGGTATATCTTACCTTTGGTGGGTACACTTTAGCGTCAAATGATCTCTGACAAATTATCATGTTATCAACTTTAACATAAAGGTTAAAGTTTTCAAGTCCTTCTGTAATTGAAGTGTTCAATACATCTGGATTTTCAGTAATCTCATATCTGTTTTCCAACATATAAACTACCGATCTCATTTTTAAATCATACTTAAGGTCATTACAAAATGTCCTTATATAATCATAAAACTCTTCCGATTTGTGGGCATGTTTATTAAACCCTTTTACATTAAAAAATCTTTGTACTACGATGTTGTCATTACACATCAACAAAAATTCTAACTTAGTTACGTCTTGTTCTTTCATTTTTACTTTTTTGTTCTGTTTCTAAAATTTGTTTTTTCTTTTCTTGATAGTTTTAAAAATGGCTTTAAAAAATTAACCCAAGCATCATCACCCTTTGGTAAATATTTAAAGAATCCGTCATCCATCATCATTCTAATTAAGTTCCTGTGACCCCTTCCATCAGGATCCAATGACTCTGAGTAATACGACTGAACTAATTCTTTTCCTTCTTCGGAAATTAAAGGTTTTGATAAATCAATTAATTTTTCGTTTATCACAAAAAACTCATCTCCAAATATCCCTTCCTTTGTTTTTCCACTTAAAAGATTTTTTAAAACCATATTATCTTTTTGTTCTTTAAGTAACTCTTCACCCTTTGTTAAAATATCGGTAAAACTAATTTCCTTTTCAAGTATTTCAGGAAATAATTTTATAAAAGTTTTTTCACCAAGATAAAAGATACCATCAATATTATCCGAACTATCACCGGTTAATATCTTATAAGTTTTAACATTATAATGTGGGATCTCTGTTTGATCAATTTTGATTGTATCCCCATTTTTAAAGTACTTCTTTGCTTGTGGCGAATAGATACTTACCTTTTCAGAAATAAGTTGTGTGAGGTCTCTATCTGACGAAAAAATTGTTTTATCCTCGTCTTCAGAAATCTGACAATAATAAGCAATTAGATCATCGGCTTCAGAATTCTCAACATCTAATTGCCTTACAAACATTTCTTCAAGATATTGTTTAACCCTTTGTTTTTGGTTTGAGAAGGACTCTTCTCTAAATTCTTCGGGTTTAACGGATTTACGGTTTAATTTATATTTTGGGTATAACAATCTTCTTTGTGAAGAACTTGTTTCTCCGTCCCAAAATACAACCACTTTATTGTAGTTATTTTCTTCAAGGAAACGTCTTACGGTATTTAGAAAGTGCCAAATACCGCCAACGTGTTCTCCTTTATTAAAGAAATCTTTTACTCCGTGAAATCCAATTTTTAATAGGTTGTTTCCGTCAACCAATAACGTTTTTGTCATTTCTGTTAATTACAGGGTTCTTACTATGATTCTTCTTTTTCTGTTTTCAAATCAAAATCACCATCAACTCCGATAATTTCTTTCCAATACTCAGCGTATTCTTTTTTGTATTGTTCAATTGAAGCCTTCTCTTCAGAAGCCTCTTTTCCAGGTAAAAATCCATGTGGTGTTATAATTATTTTCCCATCTTCAAACCCAAGTCCGTTGATGTGGTTTTTCATAACAGATACCTTTGTTCTCGACGCAAATTTAATTGTTCGTTTGTCTTTGGTTGCCGTGATTTTAGTTGTTCCAGCCCCTTTTTGATTTCCAAATAAGAATACCAATGATGAGTTTAACCAAATTGCTTCACCACCTTTTGCTTTAATTTTTGGTTGTCCAAAAGGATTATCAGGTAATTCAACCCAAGGTTGGTTTACAATGATTAATGTATTTTCGAATTTAGAATCAGATTTACGTGATCCTGAAATACGTTGGTTAATACCCATACCAATTTTGTCAGCTAAAGTAGACGCATTATGTTGTTTACCTCCTTTACCTTCAAAAGTCATTTTACAAGGAACAGAACCAACTGAATCCCACATAAAACATAAACTATAATCTAATTCTCCTTTTTCTTGTGCATCTAATAAAGAATTTATGTAATCGGTAATTTGTTCTATATAACTAAAGTTATTATTGAATATGTAAAACCCGTCCCAATCTAATTCTCCTGTCTCTTCATCAACAACTTCTTCACATTCAAATCCCATAAGTTTTGCGTGTTCAAAACTCCATTTTTGTTCTGTAATAATAAACACAGGAAGAATACCTTTCTTTTGTGCATCTACTGCGGTTTTAACTAAGGCAGTTGTCTTACCAGTATCAGAATGTCCCAAGAACATATTAATATGTCCCATCGCCGGACCTGGTAATCCAACTGCGTCTAAAAATGACTCTCCAAGATCAAAAAATCTTTGTGGTTTATATTTTGCAGACGTGGAAAATTTCTTCTTTAATAAACCGAAATCTGTTTTTTTAATTGCCATCTTTGTTTTGTTCTTTTAATACGTTTAACATTTCCTCAGTTATTTCAAACTTTTCTTCCCTTTTAATGTTGTACTTGTAAATAATTTCCAACATTTCAAGTTTACCTTTAGCATTTGACATTTTTTCTATCACTTTATCTATTTCTTCTAAATGTTGTGGGTGTTCTCCAATAGCAACGGGATTGTTGAAATAGATTAAAATAGTCGCTTCGGCTTCCGCCATTTCAGACCTATACTTTAAGCATAGTGCCTCATACATTTTTTCAATTATTTTATTCATATATTTTTGATTTTAAAAAGTAAGAACTTGGACACCTTGTCTAAGTAGATGTCCAAGTTCAATAAATTAGAATGGTAATTCTTCATCCACTTGGTCGTTAGACTGTGGATCCTTTACATCATTAATTGATTTTTTACCTCCACCCATTGTAACATTTGATACTTCGTTATTTGAGTAAGCGTATTTTCCCGCATCAGAATCCCATCTTGGTGTTTCTCCTCTTGCGATTGACTCAAGGTATTCGATAGGTTTTTTAGAATAAACATCCTCCCAAGTAAGTTTGTCAGAAACCCACTCATTCATAGTGTTTTCATCTTCATGAACAGATGTAGGATCATCATACATAACCGTTTGAATTACGGTATAGAATGCTCCTTTTGGAGTTTTTGCCTTTGTCAACTCAAGGATAAGGTCTCTTCCTTTTTCGGAATCAGCAACGTCTCCTTTTGCCTTATAGATAGGAATAATTTTATCAAAAATACCTTCTTGTTTGTAGTTGTGCTTAAATCTCCAAAATTTAACTCCATCTTCTTCTCTGTCTCGGTCAATAACTTTAACAATATAAAACTTACGAGGTTTGTATTGTTTTGCAAGTTCTTTATCAGAATCCTTACCTGTTGACATTAGTTCGTCATAAACTTCACTTAATGGTGAACGCTCATTGTCATTCTTGGCAGGATCATAAAACTTTTGCCATTTTCCGTCGATAAAAATTTCATGGAACCATACTTCTTTAAATGGTGAAGAACCATCTGGTGTAGGTAAGATACGGACTCTTTTTTGTCCTTGTTTTTCGTTATCCTTAAGGATTGCCGCGAAATACTTTTTCATTCTCTCTTCTTGTGTAAATTTTGAGGTGGAAGAAGAACCACCTTGTTTTGAGGTCTCGTATTGAGCCAAAACTGCATCTAAAACATTGTTTGTCGCCATTGTGTATATATTTATTAAAGGTTTACGTAGAAAATATAGTTATAAAAAATAGGGTAGTCAATAAAGTATTTAAAAAAATTTGAGAGAGACACTGATGTCCCTCTCAAAAATGTTACATCATATCATCTTCATCTTGGCCGTACTGATTAAACGTGTCCTCGATTTGATTTGGTGAATATTGTTTTACTTCATCTGTAGTTAAAATATATTCATTTTTTCCTGATTGTTCCATTTCTTGTTGTTTATCAACAAAGAAATCAGATAGTTTTTGTTTGAATGGTCCTGAATCTAAACTTCTTAATTCTAATTTTTCTTGTGGAGTTTTAGGTCTGTACTTTTCAATTTTATCTTCAATAGATGTTAATCTATTTGTTAGTCCATCCATTTCTTTAAGTTTAGAGTCCATACCCTCTAATTGTTTAAACAAGTTTTGGAAATATTCTTCTTGTTTATCCTCAATATTTTTTTGTGCGGTAACTAAATCAGTAATATCTAATTCTTCTCCTTCTTCTTCTTCTCCTTCTTTACCAACTTCTTCAACGTCAGGATCTGTCGCAACATCAATAGGTGCCGGTGCTCCTCCTGCGTCAGGTGCCGGTGCTCCTGCGTCAGGTGCCGGTGCTCCTGCGTCAGGTGTGGGTAATCCTCCTGCGTCAGGTGCAGGTGCTCCACCTAAACCCGCCAAAGGATCTTCAGGTTCCGGTGCTCCACCTAAACCCGCCAAAGGATCTTCAGGTGCCCCTTGTTCTGTTATATAATTAGTGATAAAATTCACCCTTCTAATTTCTTCTAAAATTTTTCTGTCTATACTCATTTTATCCGTTTAATAATGTTTTTATACCAGTTTTAGTTTCTACCTGGATTTTTTTAAATTTATTCATAGTATTGTCTACTCTTTCTATAAGACCATCTTTCATTCTTACAACATAACATTCGTTTGTCTCTAAATCACAAACTTGTTTGGTTCCGTCACCCATATCTTTTTCAGAAATCTTGGTGTTTTTACCCAAATAATTGTCTAAAATTAATTTTGTATTCATAGTTATTATTTTATTATAAATATATCGTTAGGTGTAAATGTTTTAAATTATGCACCTAATCCTAATCCATTAGCCCTATTAATCGCACTTATTATTTTATTGTTTAATGATGTTTGATCAGATGGTTGTAATTGTAAGTACACATTATCATCAACAAGATTAGGCCATGTGGTAATATATAATTTACCAAACCCTTGGGCGATTGGTAATAATGCTGGATTTGTGGTTAATTGGGCGGTAGTTAAATTAGAAAGGAAAGTATCTCCATTAGGATTTTTAGCCAAACTTAAAAATTTATTAACTAAAACTGTAATTGGATTTGTTACCGAGCTAAACGCCGCGGTTGGTATTATTTGCCCATTACCACTACTTTGACAATAGTAACTATTTGTTACTCCTGATATATATAAATCATTATCACCTAAATGTGATTGATTTAAAGGTATATTTCCAAAATTATTTGAGTTCACTTTAAATGTGGTTCCATCATAATTAGCAATATATCCGATTATGAATATATAATATCTTAATGCAGTATTTTGGTTACCTAATGGTAATTTACTATTTACGGTTGTTTTAATTGTGTCAACAATACTTGCTTCAGAAATTACTGTTTGGGTTGATGCGGAGTAGTTAAATACATCAAACGGAGAAACTAAGAATTGACCACATTGATTTGAACTTGGGGTATTAGGTCCGTTAACAGTATTCATTTTACTATTTTGTTGTCCAATTATGTTTGTTGTTATATTTGCACTTGTTGTATTTTTAACTTTATTTAAAAGTGGTGTAACAAAATTCTTATATATTGTTTGTAGATATGAATCTTGAGCCGATATCTCATAAACGGGTTGTCTTGTTCCTGAAAAAGATGTTGTAAAACTTCCAGGTCCAATAGAGTGTGAAACACTTTGTATTTGGTATGGTCCTGAGAACATGGGGACATTTCTTAGGTTAAAATACATTTTTGGTTGTATTAAAGCATTACCTAACATTGAGACATCGCAAGTATATACTCTATATTTGTAAAAATTATACATTGATTGACTTTGTGGAGTAACATTAATACCTCCCGCCTGATTTGCGGTATATTCTAACATTCTTATTTCTTCTGCGGTTTTTTGACCTGAATTCATATTAATGTCAAAACTTGTAAATATACCTTGATTAAATCTACCAACATCCATATTAAAAGCAACTAATTTATTAGACTGACCCCAATCTTGTTTTTTACTTTGATTTTCCAATAATGGGTTTTCGGATTGTCTATTAATTTGGAATACGTCGTTTCTAAAGTCACTATTAGGGATATCTAAATTCTTACTTGATTCATTTGCAAAAGTACAAACCATTTTACTTTTAGAATTTCTAAAATCAACATTTAGGAATGTACCAAAAATATCATTAGCAATTGACGTTGATCCTTGATTAGATGGGTTTGGTCTTACTGATATATCATTTACATCATAATAATTAACATACCCGGCGTAATCCAAAACGGTAAATCCACTCGCCTCTATTAGTTCTCTTAATATTTGCCAAAGTGGTCTATCAGGGGTTTTTAAAATAGATTCTTCAAGTTTATCTTTCCAAGCAACTACATCACAATAAACTTCACCTGCAATATTTCTTGATGCCCTATCTATAAATAAAAAGTCTTCAAAAAGAGAATTTTCTTTATAATCATTTCCCGCAATCCATTTATCGTTAAATGCCTTCATTTTTTCCCAAGTCTCAATTCTACCAATATTTCCAGTATAATTCGCCCTATTTGGTTGTGGGGTAATAACCTGTGAAGGTAAGTTTTTAAGGACTTCAGGCATTAATGTGTTTATAATATCATTCTTAAACAAATTACAACTTTCAAAATGACTATTTAATAATTCTCTAAATTTAAACTCATTAAACGTATTATCATTTAATTTTTGTGTTGCATATATTTTAATTAATGGGGCAAAATCTCTAATGTTATCAACAGAAAATGATATATCAAGATCAATAAAGAAATCGGTGATAAATGATCCTATATTTGTATATTCTAACTGAGGTATTGTTGAGAACCCGACATAAGTCTCTAAAGCTCTCCACTCATCAGGATAGGCATTCTGTGATTGTGCTAAAGTAGTCGTACCGTTTAATGACGGTAAAGAATATGGGGTATCTAAATTATAGGATTTAGGTACTATCTTGTCCACCAAAGGTAAACTAGTTAAACTATAAAATACTCTTTTATTGTAAAAAGAAGGATTACCATTATCAAACAATAGATCGTAATTTATAAATTTATTAAGTAAATCATAAACTAATTCTAATTGTTTATCTTTAATTGCGGTAATTGCGTTGTCACTTATATTTTCACTTATAAAAACCGATTCAGGTACTTTAAATAATTCAGTTGCTAATAATTGAAAGTTCCTATACTTTATTAAAACCGAATCTTCAGCTGATGGGGTTCCCTGTGGTGTTTTTATTATGTTGGTATAGTCATATTTTGATTTAGAAAAATTTAAAAAGTGTTCTTCGAATAAATCTAAAACTCTCTTTTCAAAAATAGAAAATATTTCGTCTATTTTTGTATATTTTGTAACGTCTCCGTCTATTAAAAAGTTTTGTTGTTTTGACTCATCAAGAATAATACTTTTTAGGTACTCATCTGGTGAATTAATTCCTAATCTATTATTATCAAAATACCCGTAATTTGGTAACGCCCAAAACATTCTAACAGATCCGTTAAAAACCGCAGGATTATTTTTTACCTCAACTTTTAATTTTTCTTGACCTTGTGGACCACTAAAACATTCATATTTTGTTTGATTAAAACTAGATCCAAATGATGGGGTAATAAAATAATTTGATCCTGAATCCTCCTTAATCATTGTTGATAACGTAGAAATCTTTAAAGCTCTATTAGGGTCCGCATCATCAAACCCAAAATCATAATTCATTAATGAGTTATCGGATAAATTTAAATACAATTTTTTACTGTCAATATTTTCTTGTATTTCTAAATCAGTATAGTTTTCAAATAGGGTTAACCCATTATAAAAAACATTCAAATCATTAATAAGTTTTGGGTAAAACCCTACATTCATTTGAGTTGCAGTTAAAAATCCTGATGTAATATCTCTTTGTAACGATACTTCGGTATTAGCGGTTGTAACTGTGGTGTATCCAGATAAGTTATATATCTTTGATACGTTTTGAGTTATTGGGTCAAAATTTGTTGTGTAGTCAAAATTATCCCAAGGGGTTGTCATAAAATCAAATCCATTAACAATCCAACTTTTATATCTGTGCCATATTGATCCGTACTTTAAAACCCAAGCGTATGGTAATCTATGTACTGACCCAAATTTTTTAAAAGTGGCAAACATATAATCCAAATCAGTTGTTGCGGTACCGTCAAGTTTTTTATATTTTTCCCTTAAAGTTGTTAGTGGTAATGAATTTAAAAACAAATAGGCGGCTTCTTTATAAGGATATAAATTACTATTTCTAAAATTTTCAACCCCTTTTGAAATTGAGTTAACAAAATATGGGGTATTTAACATTGATGTTGTTTGGTTATATAACAATTCGTTATCGTACTCAACATAATTTACTGTTCCTTCCGTTAAAAATTGTTTTTCATATTTTTTACTTCTTTCTTCATAAAAATTATATAAACTTTGTTTTGTGGTTAAATTTATTGTTGGGTCTGTAACTCCATTATTGTTAAAATATGTAAATGGTCTAACAAAATTAGAATCGCTATTATCTTTAAAGTTGGCAGTTTGGACTATTGTTGTATTATAAAAAATTGTATTATTAGTATTAAATGCTAATTTAGTGTCTCCATTAACACTAAGTGAGTTTGCTAAATTTTTATTTACCCAATCAACGTTAACATACGGATAAATGTCTGTTCTATCAAACTCATTATTTTTTGTTGAGTTTAGAAAGTTACCAACGTCTGTTGAATTTCCAAGAACAGGTTGTGATGGTGGTTCATATGAAGATAAATAGAATGGGGTTTCAGTCACACTTTTAAGATAAGAAGTATTATAAATCCCTCTTCTAAAATTTTGCCAACTTTCCCCATTACCCTCATTTGAGATGTGTTTTAATATTAATTCAAAGTTTCTTGCATTAAAATTATAGTTCTTTAAAAGTTCAATTAAAAATGGATTGTCTGTACCTAAAGAATTTTTTATATTCTCGGCTTCCATATCTATTATAACTTTATAGATACTATTTTCATTACTACCACCCCTATTTAATTTAGAATAAAAGGCGTAGGTTAAAACTCTTTCATATATTTCATATATAAATTTAACATCTTCAGTACTTGAGAATATTTCAAAAGTTATCGGATACTCAATAGAGTTTAAAGTTGTGTATGGTAAATTAACTTTTTGGTTCTGTGTTGTTATAAAATTAGTTTGAGCATTCCTTTGTGTGAACCCATAAAGGTACTCTTCCACAAATTCAACTTCGGGCCAAATATTATAATCGTTTGATCCTGTTTCTGCGGGATAGTCTCCGGGGTATTTTAATTGATAAGTTGTTTTACTCGGATTAGAATTGTCTTCCACGATAAATTGTGGCCAAGGAAAAACAGGGGAGTTAGATCTTGCAATCTTAGGTCTATCAACTGAAGTACTGTTAGACACACTATCTATTATCGCCCTTCTCCTTGTTGGGTCGTCTCTTTTGTTCCAAGCACTTTTATGTACCTCATCTAAAATTCTTAAAAACGCCTCTGAATTGGCTAACAAAACTCCGGCCATGTTTTTTATGGTCGGTTTAAACCCAAGATTTAATTCTAAAGTATCTTTAAGGGCGTTTGTTAATTCTTGTTCTATTTCAGTTTTTTTAGTTTTTAACTGTTTTTCTAAATCATTAATTTTTTCAATAAAACTTTTATCCCCCTCACTTATACCATCAAAAATAAAATAATTTTCTGTTGGTAATTGAGCCGCAATTTCTGTCTTATATTTAATAAAATTAGGGTCGGTATCTCCTGTTGGTGAGGTATTATAGATAAATTGGTAGGATTGTTTATAATCTATAGGATCACTAGTTGTTAATATACTATCGTTTTTGTCATAATAAAAATCTTCTAATTTAATATTAAGTGGTATTGTCGATACTGTTGTTTTTCCCGCAATAGTATAATTTGCGGTATCACTAGAACCAAAGGTGGGGTTATCTCCTAATTTTTTTAAATTATCGGATATTATACTTTGTAATTTATTTAAAGTCGTGGCCGTTAATCCATCTGTCACTATTTCTTTCTTAAATTTATAATTTTTTACAAAACTAACAGTGTTATTAGAAGTATAAGATGTTAATACTAACGGTCCTTGTATATATAAATTTTCATTATACCAAGAATCTTTATTATAATATATCTCATTTTTAAACTCTGTTAATTGATTGAGGTATAGTTCAGAATTAGTTAAAGCACTTAAAGATTCTTGATTTTGGTAGTTATTTAATATGTCAGTAATAAATGTTTTAAGTTTTTCTTTAAACTCATAAACAGTATATTCAGGCATATTTTCATCCATCAATTTTTTCTTTTTATACTCTTTGTAAACCTCCCTTATCTTTTGATATCCTCTTGTTAATTTTGCACTTGATGCAACACTATTTTGGGTAGCAACATTTGGTGTTGAGGTTACAGTTGCATTTGCCTCATACATGTGAGGTAATGCTAATGTATCGGAAAGTTTAATCTCATTTAATACTGTAAATTGATATGGTTGAAATTTTAGGTCTATGTTAAAACTTCCTGATTCGGCATCAAATCTACTTTTAAAATCGGATAACTGTAATTTATATCTAATTGCCTTTCCATACCACCCTTTTAAAGTTAAGGTAAATGGTGGGTATGGAAATTGGAAAAAGACCGCATAGGGCGAATTATCTGCTAATTCAAATAATGCTCTTCCTCTAACATCAATTAGTGAAATTGACACTTCAGTTCTTAAACTTGTTTCAGTACTAACTTTAATACTTCTAATCCCTAATAAACCAGTGTCTGTTGTTTGATTTTTACCTTCACTTAAAAAAGTTTGATTTAAATAAAACTCATTTGAGTTTTTAGGGTTTTTTACCGCAGTTTGATTTGCTTGGTTAACTCCTTGTCCTTGTAAAGCCCCTTTACCTGTAATTTGATCTGTATATGAATTATCTAAAAATTTTTTATTTCCAGGGTTTAAAAAATTAATAGTTGCTATTGATAAGTTTTGTAAGTCTGTTGTGTCAGGTGTTGTCCCAATAATTAATTTTGTTCTTGGTAAAACCTTACACTCTAAATTTGCATACATTACCAAATTTTCATGTTTAACTGCACGTTCTTTTACATTACCGTCGTTATCTATAATTTTATTGGGATCTATAATTATTATATTCTGGTAATCAAAGTCTACTAAAATATTTTCATTTTCAATCGCCATAATAAAAGTAATAATTTTCTATCGTATTTTTATAATCTTGTAGTGAACCAACTAAAGGGAAAGGTACACGTAAAATTGATCCGTCAGGAATATTCCATTCTTCACCCCCAAACTGAGGATTTGCCGCTAATACCAACCAACCAAAAAATGGTGTTCCATAATATTGTTGCGATATCTTGTCAAGTCTAGATTGTCCGACTTTATAAATATAGTTCTTATCTGACGGTTTTGTATCTAATTTTACAAAAGGAACAATATTTTGTTCTCCATTAATTAAAAATTGGTTATACCTATTATAATATTGTAATCCCATATTAATTTAATTTAACTTTACCATCAAAGGTATCTTTTTTATTGTCCCAATTTGTTTGACCATATATTTGAGTGATTTGAGTTTTCTTATCTTTAGATAAACTATCATTACTATCTAATGGTTGTGTTTCATATTTTAATCTTCTATTCACATTATCCTCAAATTTAAAAGTTTTAAGTTCGTTGAAAAGTCCTTTTTCGGAATCGCTTTTCATTTTTTCTTTTTCTTTTAAATAAACTTCATCGTAAGTTTCTTTTAATCTATCAAATTCTTTTACCAATAGATCTTTAGCTCCAGATATTGCCTCAACTTCAGGTGTTGAGATGAATTCAACAAATAATAATTCGTATTTATCTTTATTTGTGAATGTCTGAGATAGTAATGTATAAAATCTTTTATCTTCGTCATCACCTAAATTATTAAGTGCAGAATCACTTGTTATTTCATAACATTTTTCATTATCATAAAATACTTCATTAGGTAACGGGATAACTTTTGTTTCACTTTTTTGTTTTGCATAATCATTTAATTTTTTAGCAACTGTTAAATAATCTGTTATCATTTTGTCAAAGACTGTAGTATCTCCCGTTAAATTATAAATTTTTACATTACCATCGGATAATATCTTACCATCAATTCCTGTTAATGTTTGTACGTTTCCTAATTTTTTTGTTGTAACAACATTAAGTTTATTAAATGTTTTTATTAAATTTTGTTCGTTATCCACAATTGTACTTATTGGTTGTGCTAAGTCTCTTATTAATTCTTTTTCAATACTTTCAACATAAGCCTTAAGTTTTCTTTTAGTGTCTCTAATAATATTGTCTTGATTCGCCAACGATGTGACATCTAAAAACGATCTAATAATTGGGTTTTTATTTGTTTCATTATTAGCGTCAATATCTTCTTTTATTTTTGAACTTAATTTATTTATTCTTTTTTCATACTCATTTGGTTTTCCATAAAGTTTTGTGTCAACAACACTTGCGGTATTAATTATTGTATTCCCTGAAAAATAATTCCTCTCAAAAGTCACAAGTTGTAACATACTAAAATTAACTTGGTCAACAATAGTATTATATTGGTTTGTACTAACATTAATATAATCTCTAGTTTGATCTGCTAATTGTGTGTAAATTTTTGTATAATCAATATCCCCACTTTCAGTATCTCCACTTTTAATTGTTGTTAATACCGAACCTATAGTGTCTCCACCATCATTAGTTTGTTCATTATTAACTGTTGCATTTGCGATAGCCTTATCAACCAACTCTACTAAAGCGTAGTTAAGTTCAGTTTCTTCCGCCCTTTCGTCATACATTTCTGTATTTGCATAAAAATTAAACGACAATGCATTTTGTAAACTTTCTATTGGTCTTGCCAATCCGTGTCCTCCAATAAATTTAAGATCCAAACTAACCTTAACAACCATTGGTTGTATACCAATACCTTCAGGGTTTATATCAAAAAATGGTGCTTCATAAGTTATAGATAAAGTTCCCGGTATTGCTTTAGTATGGTAGAAATCTCCAACTCTAATTACTAAAACAGGTGGAGCCCCAAATGTTGTATTTAACGCATCATCATATTTTGGTCTACCATCACTTCCAATAACAGGAATTGTTTGACCAGGTCTAACACATTGATTTAAAAACGTAAGTCTAGAATTTAATCCTTCAGGTGTCATTGAGTGAAATGCCGGGTTGAAGAACTTTAATTTATCTTTTAAAGTTTCAAGGACCATTGGGTCACTTTCTTTCAATAATTCAAAATAATCACATTCAGTTAATAATCTTCTTATTAATTTTTTACCTATAGCCTGTTTAAGTTTATCTTGAATGTCTGTATTTGGTTGTGGTTTAACTGCTTGAGAATTAACTTGGTCAGGAGAACTTTGATTTACGTTATTTTGATTTGTAGGGTCAGTCGAAGTAACATCATCAACTATAGTTATTTTACTCACAATAGCACAGTTAACCGCAAGACTAGGATAACAATAAGGTATTTGATCTACCGCTAATATTGTTATTGCAGTTGGTGCAGAATCTATTGTTTGATTAGTATTAAAAACAGTTCCGTTTTGTGGTTGGTTAGGATCAGAATAATCTTTTATAGTGACTTTTGTTAATCCTCCACTTGCGGTTATTGTTAATTTTTTATTATCAATTTCAGATTTTAATTTTTCAGTAAGGTATGTCTTTGCTGAATCCGCAAATTCTTGAGTTTTACCTTCAATTTTTATATCTACAATGTTTTTATTATTGATAATATTTCTAACCCCATTTATAAAATCATTATTTATTCCGTTAAAATTATTTTGAACAATCACATTAATAAAACCTTCTGTTTCAGATTTTGTATACAAATTGGTTGTTCCTTGTACACTAACTTCGTCAGGACAAAGAGCCTTAATATTAGTTACATCTCCAACATACTTTGTGTGTTGTGATGCAAAATTATAATCTGTTGTGTTTGGCCCAAAATAAAAACCAATACCTTCAAATCTTGTACTAAAGTTTTTTTCTTCTTCAGGAGTATTCCCTATTGTATTTGCGTTTTCGGGTGATGTATTTTCTGCCGGTATTTCATTTTGTATTTGAGCTAATTCTTCAGGTGTTAGTCTTGGGTCGTTCAATAAGTTCTGATACATCTCAAGTTCCCTTAATGGTAATGTGTTAAATTTAGCGGCCAACTCATATAGATCATATTTTGTACAACCCGCAATAAATGATTTAACAACATTATCAAACTTTTCTTTACCCAATTTTTCTAATTGTTTATTCACCAATAAATTCATTATAGATGGGTGATCAACAACTATTTTAAACCCTAATTTTCCTGTTCTTGTTGTGTTCTTATACGTATATATTGGTTCAGGTCTACCTAAGAAAGGTATCTCATCAAAGTTTGCCGTACTACCATCACTAAACTCAACATCATATGGTGGAAACCACATAATACGACCTCCGTTAGGTCCTCTTTCACATAATGGTAATTCATCAACAGTAAATCCCGGTCTATCGGATGTTCTCCAAGCCAAGTTCTCAATTGAGATCATATACTTTTTGGCCCCCTTAGATGTTACATTTGTTGATCCAATTCCTTTTATCGGTGCAATATTTAAATTATATGTTTTGTCAAGAACTGAATATGAAAATCTTCTATTTTCAGTTGTTATACCTTCTGACTTTTGAAGATCATTAAATGTATAATATGGTGTATCTTTAGTAAAAATTCTACAGTATTCTATTCCCGCTTCTTCCCCTGTTGAATTATCAACATATGACATTACTTTAGAACCTTTGGTTATTTCTTTATACCCATCATGGAATACTTTACTAACTTGATTAATCGCATTACCTGCATGTTTTAATCTTCTTTTACCAAGTAGATTGTCTGCAGAATTAACTAATCTTTGTGTGTTATCTAATATTGAACCTTGTTTTAATCCAAAGTTTGTTGATTCGTTAAATAAGTAAGAAGAGCTTATTTGATTAAAGTCTCCATCTTGGGACACTAAGTCCCCCCCTTGTTTAACTTTATATCCTGCGGCCTCTTTAAATCTTGGTGATGTCCAAACAAACCCACCATCAGGTTTTCCTCCGTTTTCAGATGCAATACTGTTAAGTCCAAATTTGGCCTCTTCCATTCCGTTACCTTCAAATTGGTTACCCATTTCATCAGGACCAAAGACAATCGCATTTGTTAATTTACCATATGAATTAACGGGCACTGCATTTACAGGTGATGTTATATATTCAGGATTATTAATGTCAGAACCTATATAATAACCTCCACTAACTGTGGCTCCAACCGCTCTTAATATTGAGTTTACGCCTGCAATTGCTACGTTTCCTAAACCTCCTATTTCATAAGATGGTCTATATAAATTTTTATTTAATAATGAATATAGTGTAGATATTTGTCCCGCTCCTGTTTGTTCTAATAACCTTTTAGATGGTTGTAAAAATCTACTTGACCCATCCGATAATAAATTAAATGACCCAGCGGCGGTATTTTGTAAAACGTTTGCAATTTGATTTCCTGTTGATGGATTTCTATTTGAGTCTTCGTCAATAAATAATGGACCAACTAATGGTGATCCAAGACTAAAGTCTCCTCTTAATCTATCTAAAAATGTTATTGTACTTGATGGTATTGTAATTCTATAATCTCTACTTCCACCAAGACCACTTCCTGCTAAAGCGGAAGGTGATGTTAAATTTGTATTTGTTTCTCTAAATAATTGTCTTTGTTCTTCAGCGGCAACGTTAGCGTTAAAATTTGTCTCTAATTTTGTTGCCGATAATCTCATCAAATATGAATCACTTGATAATGAACCGTCACTACCTATAGGATTACTTTGAGTATATAATAAATAAGGATCGTATTTTGATGGTGTAAAAAATATTGGGTCAAAGTACGGTTGATGAACCTGATTTGCTAATAGAAATTCAGTAACATCAAACATCTCATTAAATCCTCCAATAGGCCCGTACTTGTTTTTACTATAGGCCGAGTCAATGAAAAATTCATTTACAATATCTAAATTTGTTTCAGATGGGTTATACTCCCCCGCATTTGTTGCGGGTATTATTGGGTCCTGTTGTAATCCAATAGTATTAACAAATCCACCATTTGGTCCGTATTTGTTTAACGTATAAAATTCATCAGCAACATTTGTTGATCCTATGTTTGGTAAATTTACATTTGAGTAGTCAGATAACGTTTCCTCAAAGTTTTGTGGTCCTAACGGGGCACTAAACGCACCACTAACATTATAGGGTGGTAAGGTTCTTGAAACTAATGAATTTCTAAAATCCGAACTATTATTAAAACTTAAACTACTTTCTGGCATTATCCAATTTTATTTAATAAATAGAATTTAAGAATGTTTTTTTAATAAAAACTTGTTCCTTCGATTGATTTTGTTGCCGCCCTTACTTTATCTAAAAATTCGGGTTTAAGTATCATTGTCTCAAGAACGCCTTTTAATTCGTTTTGATTCATATTTGTTGGCACATTTTTTAAATCAATTGTCATATCCAATTTATGGTTAATATCGTTTGTCGACTTTATTTCTTTTATGGTTTCTCCCGATACTTTAGAATTTTCCATCATAATTTTTGACAATTCTTTTTCTCTCAGACTATCTGTTGATGAAATAGTACCCATAGTCTCATTTGTTAAAATGGGTTTTGTTTCTATTGTTGCCGGGGTAACGGCTCCTTGCGGATTTTTAATAAGGTCCATCATCATCTTAACCTCATCTTCACTTTTTGGTCCGTCTGTTGTTGAGATAATGGTATCCTTACTGTTTATTCTACCTATCGATCCTTCAGGTCCCATAATTAATCTATCATTACCAGGTAAACTAACAAAGTCATCTAATTTAAACGTACCTTTAAGATAATCCGCCATATCGGTAATAGCAACACCAAACTTACCAAGTGCGGTGTTGACATCTAAAGCAGCAACACCAAAACCTTTAATACCGTTAACCACTGAATTCATTACAGGTTCCATTTTATCCACCACACCCCCAATCAACTCAATTTTTTTATCTATAAATTTACCCGCAACATCAGATAAGTCATCAAGTTTTGATAATGCGGTTGTGGATAGTTTGTTAGTATTATCAATAATACTCTGTATCATTTTTTCTCCTGTTTTTGATCCTGCGATTTGTGATGGTATAACGGTTTCTAATGCCGCAATAGCTTTAGTAAACTTAGTGTTAACATCCATTTGTTGTTCGATAAGTTTTTTTAGGTCCTTATCTTCTCCAGGTTTTGCCTCAAATGTTTCTTTTATTTGTTTGTTTTGGTCGGATAAAAATTCTTGTAATTTTCCTTTTTCAAAGGCATTCATATCTTGGAGTGCCCTTGTAACTTGTTGTCCGTCTTGTTCGTATGTTACCTCAAATTTACCATCTTTACCTTTAGTAAGTAAATTGGTTAATTTTTCTATCTCTTTGGGATCCGCAATCTGAAGTCCTGTTGTGTTTATTAAATCTTTCTTCTCTTGTATTTGAGAAAACGCAATACCCATCTTAGAAAGTTCGTCAGAACCATAATTAGCTTCTTGGGAAATTTCTTTTAAGAAATCCATACCAACTGCAGACATTTTACCTGTTTCATCAACAAATTTTGATGCCATTTTTGCGATCTCTTCTTGTAGTTTTGCGGGTTCATTTCTGGCCAAGAATCTTACTCTCTCAACATTCATCAATTCGGACGATCCTGTCGCTCCTAATCTTGATAAGGTATTAACAAAAGCTTGTGCCTTTTCAGGTTTGTAAAGTTCTTCAGCCGATGCCACCGCCTTTTCCATACCAACCCTTAATACCGCAGATTTGGCTGCCATGTCGGCAAGACCCATAACCCCGTCTTTAAAATTAAATTTAGACAAGGCAGACATATTAGCTTGTACCGCAACAGTTACATTTTTAGCATTAACACCAATAAGATTGGCATTTTCCATTATTTGGGCCATCTCACTGTTAACATCATAAATGGACTTACCTACATTTGCATAACTTTCAAATAAAACATCCGCAGCGATTCCTGTGGCTTGTGTTGTTGCAAATAACTCATCTGTTACATTCTTATTAAGAACTAATTGCGTTCCAAATGTTTTTTGTAACCCTTCTACTTGTAACGTAATTTTACTAACATCACCTCCTAATCTTGTAATTTCAGTAAGACCTTCAGTGAGTGTTTGTTTTAATAGAAATGCTTGTTCCCTACCCGCACCGATATTATTTGCAATACTCGAAAATTGTTGGTCGATATTCTCAACCATCTCTTGGATGCCCGTTATGTTATTCTTTAATGCATCCGTAACATTTTTTAAAGTGTCCGCACCAAATGTAGTTCCTGAAACCGCAAACATCATCATATTCTTTTTATTTTATAAATACCTATTTTATTGTTTTGGGTTATTCATCTCAATAACCTTATCTATAATATAATTTCTCTGATACGTAGGTACTTTAAGAAAATCAGAATATGACATTCTAAGAAATTTCGCTAAAAAGATATATTGATCTAATAGATATTGTTTATATGTCAAAGAAAGGCCGAAAAAAGTCAACCCCAAACGTTATCGAGGTCGATACGTTTTCTCCAGACGGGGCTATTACTTCTAAGGTTAAATCTAACCCTGGCTCATTTTGTGAAATGAATCTTTTTATATATTTTGAATCCATAATTGGCATGTTCTGAACAAACTCAATTATTTTACCTCTATCTGATTCACCATTTAATTCAACAATTTGTTCTTGTAGTGTCCATATTGTTATTGGAGCAACTCTACCTTTAGGATATTTGGTTTCCATATCAGTAATTTTAGTCTTATCTCCCAAAGTTAAAAGTCTTAATTTAACTGTCGCTCCAGTTCTTGGTAAAGTCGTTGTAAAAGTACCGTCTTCGTTTGGTGTTGTGTTTGGTTTTTTAAAATTAATCTCATCAATAATAAAAGTGTGTTGGAACATCTTTCCTGTTGCGGGATCCATTAAATTTATTGTGTACTCAGGACCGAATGACGTATTTCTTAAGAAGATTAAAATTGCTTCAATGTCCCCATCCAAAAGATCTTCAGGTTTTATTTCAGGTTCATATAATTTATTTCTTAACAAGGTTATTAATAAATTATTATTTTTTACTCCCGAACTTAAAACGTCCTCATCTGTTGCGTTTAAGTAACCAATTTTTACCCCAGATTTTTTATTTTTATAATATAAACCTTTAGACGGTAACTCAACAACATCGTGAGGTAAATTAAAATTAGTCTGTCCATATAAAATTTCATTTTCCATATACTTTTTTATTATAAAAATAATTACATTTGTTTTATAGTAAATAAAAATCCATACCGTTCAACACAATATGGATTAAATATTTTATATGTAAAAAGATTTTTTAGTAAACAAGAATTGCTCTATCCATCTTTAAGGTCATTGTAACTTCAACAGGACCGTCAGTACCATAACCAACTGAACCAAAATCGGCACTTGTTGGGAAAGCGTTAACTAGAATCCATCTTTCAATTACAACCCCTGTAGGATCTAACATTTCTAAATCTACATTTCTTTTATATCCTGCAGCGTATCCCATACGACCAGTTACTGATTCCGCAACCAATCTTACCCATTCCATAACCGCTTGGGTTGATGAAGGTCCAATTGGGTCCAACATCTTAACAGTAATATCCCCCCAGCTAAACGAACCTGCAACATATGTTTCAGTGTTAAGGAATTTTATTGTATTTGGTGTTATGGTAATTTTTGGTCTTGATGCAGTTTGAACGAACCATTCATTGATACCCAAATCAGTAGGGAACCTCAATATAAATCGGTTCTGTTTTTTTGGTTCATACGGTATCGGCATTTTCATTAAAAGATCCGCCATGTTTTCAATTTTTTAATTTAAGTTTATTTTTATTTTTATTATAAATATATGGTAGAAAAATTTTTTCTATTTACTTCAAGTTTTTTTTAAAATATTCTTCTACTAGACCGGTGCTCATATAATCTTTTTTCACCTCCTTTAGTTAAATATATATTTAAATCTTTATTACCTATATCTGAAAATCTTTTCTTTACTGATTGTACATTTCTTTCATCATCATCTGAAAAACCAAATGAAGGTTTATTGAATTTAAATAGACCTCCTCCAATAGACTCTTTACCTGTGTTAACGTGATTTACAAATTGAGCCTTTTGGAATTTTTTGGACGACCTCATCATTTTATTGTAGAATTTTAATAACTCATTAAATTTGGCCTCTTCTGGGTTTGACGCAGATCCACTACCGTAAGACACGGGAGAGAACTGACATCTGTCCAAGTAATCAGTTATTAACCAACTTTCATTTTCAATTTGTTTTAATCCTGAAAGTCTCCTGTATTCCTTTAAATGTCTAACCAACTCACTTTTTTCAATACCGTACATATTATTTTCTATAATATATTTAACGGCCTTTTTAAGTGCTGCCGGTGAATGTCCTCTAGCGGTTACAATTGCAATTACAGAACCATTGTTAATAGCCTCTTTAAAGTCATTCCATACTTCCTTAGACGCTATTGGTGCTTGTTTGATGTCTTCTAAAAACTTTCTATCTCCCGTAACACTAAAGTCTCTAAATGGGTCTGTATCATAACCAACTATAGTTTGTCCTTCATACTCAAAAGGATTTCCTATTAAAGTTCGATACTCAGCAAAATCCTCCGTATTCATTCCTATAACATTACCGTCCTCATCTTTAAAATAAATTTTAGTTGGCATTTTCATGAGGTTATCATCCCAATCAAAAGCATAATATTTAGAAGCATAATTTGTTGATTTTTGATCAACCACTTCTTTTAATATTTTTTTTGCTAAAAATTTGTAATAATTCATATCATATAAATATATCATATGTATAAAAAAAAAGAGGGAATTACCCCTCTTTTAAATTTAGATTTTTTATTTATCAAACATCTTCGAAAGAAGCTCCCGTTGGTGTTATAAAGAATGTAATATCTATGAACTCTAACGATCTTGTTGGTTTGATGTAAATTTTACCTGTCATTTGATTTCTATCTAAATCAGCAGTGTCACTTGAAACCGTTACTCTAAAGTCGTAAAGACCTCTGTCTCTTCTGATTCCGTCTAAAATAGGGTTAACCGCATTTAAGAAATCTTGTCTTACTTTTTCATCGTTTTGATCGAAAAGTAATCTAACTGAAACCGCAGATATTAATTTACGTGCTTGTAATAACAATCTTCTAACGTTGATTCTATCAAGGGCTGATTGTCTAACTTGTAAAGTTTTGTTACCCCATATTACCGTACCTACATCTGAGAAAGTTGCAATTGGGTTAATTCTTCCAAGATATAAAACATCTCTATCTTCTTGAGTCAACTTCTTACGTGCTTTAATTGAGTTAACAATACCACGAGTGTAACCCGCCGCTGCGAACCAAGGGAACGCGATGTTATCAGTTAACGCCAAGTTTCTTGTTACTTCAGCGGTTGGTGGTAAATAAATTTGAGTATTATTTACACTATCACGAGTTAATACCCAAGGGTAATAAGTGGCCGTGTAGTTAGAGTCGATTCCCGTACCGTCAAGATTATCTACTGCCTCTTGTGGGTAAATTAATCCGTCAATACCTGTTGTTGTTGGTAATAACAAATTGTAATCAGGTGTTGTTGTAATGTACAATGAATCCGCTCTATCATTCTCAACCATATCAATAGTGTCTTCAACAAGGTCACTATTATTTACATAATCAATACCAGGAGTTACGAATACGTTAATGTTAACCGCTTCAGGGTTAGCAAATGTTCTAATTCCTAACAAATATGCGTAATAATCGGTATTTGCGTATTCTCTTGTTCCATCACCAACAGTGACTTGTTTGAACGCTCCCCAACCAATTGCGTTTGGATATCTTGTTGTAGCACAAGCTCCGTTAAGGTAACCTGTTCTACCTAATTGGTATTTGTCGGCGTTTGTTCTTCTTTCTCTGTAAATGTCCCAACCGTCAAATCCACCTTGTACTAATACTGTAAATTTACGAGCAAATAATCTATAGTATGGGTTTGTCTCAACTGTAGGTTCACTACTAAAGTCTGCCGCTCCTGCGTAGAACCTAGGAGTTCCACTTGTTGCAAATACATTTGCAATTGTGATACCACTTGCGTTTTTATCCATGTGGAAACCTCTTGTTCTATATAACCAAGGAGAAGATTCAGTGGCGAAACATATGTTGGACGGGTTTCTTTTTCCTTTGTATTCAAAGAAACTAGGATCGTATCCATAATCTGCACTTGTAGAAAATCCTAAGTAAGTTTTTCTAATATTATCTCCCGAAGAAAGTCCTGCATCATCAGTTCCTGATGGAGTACCAAACGGAGGATTAAATACTAATTCACCAGGGAAATCATATTTTGTTTTAATAATAGGGAATGGAGATCTTGCTCCTGAATACTCTCTAAAATTGTATCCCTCAAAACCACAAGGTAAAGAATCAATAGGAGCATCCTCATTCATTTCTACCATTACGTATCTTGACTTTAATTCGTATTCACCGTCTAACGTACCTATTTTTTTAGCTATAAAGTTATTTTCACTTGGGTTCATAGAACAGTTAGTAAATTTCTCAACAACAACAGGATTAGAATCTGTATCATAATAATCACGAACTAAAACCGTAAATGTTTCATTTGCAAATGAGATATCAGATATTGATACTTTAACTTCTGTATTTGCACTATTACCATCAGAAATTGTATAGAATTTAAATAGATTATAAACTTTAGAACCTCTTAATTCAGAAACAACCCATGGACTTTCAGGTGATTGATATTTTTCTAAATACCATCCAATTGATGTTGGGTCTTCACTTTGCGCTTCAGGTAAAGATACTAAATCACATTTTAAACCTCTAATATAACCTTTATTGTATGCCCATCTTAATAATGATTGGAATCTTTCCTCAACAAATAAAGGAACTACGTTTCTTGGTTTACCAAAATTACTACCTCCAAACACTTTAGAAATATATTCGGAATCTGAATTAGAGAAAGAAGTTACAAAACTAAAATTATTACCAAGGTAATTTGTTGCGTTTATTACGAATTTTGCAAAAGGATTTTTAAGTACGTCATCATATTGTCCTGTACAATCAATGTTAACATCTGTTAAACCTGTTATTTCAAATCTTGGATTAACATCATCACTATAGTCGGCAATACCTCTTGATCTTAAAGTTGCAACAACCATATCATCATACTCTGTATATGAATTACCACTATAAACATAAATCATACCCACAACGGTACCTGAATAACAATCTAAAACAGTTGTTGTAGTTGTAGTTGTTGGTACAACAGGTGTAGGGGTAACACAAGGATTTATAGGTGGAGTTGGTATTGGTAATGTTGAAGTTGTTGTTGTAATAGGATTAATTAAAGTTAAACCTGTAACTACATTCCAAAAAGAATATCCTGTATATAAACCATTTCCTGTATTTTCAAATAACGCATAATACCAAGGATCATTAAATGGTGATGTAAAATCAGTTAATGAACTTGATGGTGATGGAACATTAAACACGTTTGTAGATGCGGTATATCCTGTTGATAACACATCATAATCATCTCCGTCAATTGTACCAAAATATGCAATAGACGTGTTTTCTGAAGGTGGGTTTAATATTCTTTGGTATGTGAAGAATTGTAAATCGTTTAACAATGTTGAGGTACTACCATTAAATTGTTCATATTGATTAGTTAAAATATCTTCGATCTCATCAGGGAATAAACCAAATTCAACTGATGATGCACTGTTTGAACATCCCGTAAACGTTACTGTGAAAGGAATTGTTTTAGCCAATACACAAACAGGTTCACAAGAACCAGAAGGGGTAACTGCACTTAAACAATATGGTGTTAATGTTGCTGGATCTAAATTTGCACTTGTAATTATAGACCAAGATGGTCCTGCGTCATATCCTGATAAACCTAATACTCTTGTAACAAACAATTGATTTGATTGTTGTAAGTAGGATTTAGCGATATAAGCCGCCTCATATTTTGGAATTTGTGTATTAACAAATTTTTCAGGTGTTGTACCACCAAAGTAGGATTGGAATTCGTCAAAGTTTTTTATAAAGATTGGTTCAAATGCTGGACCTTTTAAAGTTTCTCCGACAATCCCTAAAGTTGTAACACCAACACTCTGTGCCACAAAACTTAAATCTACTTCTGAAGTATAGACACCAGGTGAAACGAAAATTTTACTGTTAGTTGCCATATTTTTTTAATATTAATTTATTATAATTTATTTTTATATATAAATACCGGTGTTTTCCGCAAAAACTTTACTTATATCAAACTATTTATATCTTGGTAAGATTTTTTTCTGCCTTTTTTCTACCTATGGATAAAGAACCAAAAAAAATAAAAAATTTAAAAATTGATAAGGATGCTCACGAAATTTTAAAAAAATATTGTGACAAAAGAGGTATTAAAATGTATAGGTTTTTAGAGAATCTAATTATAGAAAAATGTAAGGAAAAGAAAGACGTTTACGGAGAATAATTATATTAACTTTTGTTGTAAAATTAAATTAGAATCCTTTGTTATATCGTCCTTAACAATATCAATTTTAATTATGTCGCCCGTATTGATTTGTATCTCAGTAATATTATTACCATAAAAATCACCATTAATAAAAATACTATACGAATCAACGTTATCTGTGTTAGAAACTTTCATATCCGTTGTAAAAAATATTTTATCCGTAAATGATTCAGATCCCACTTTATAGTTAAAGGTCAAATCAAGTGGTAATAAATCATTTTTTTTAGGTTTACGTTTTTTAATTGATGTGTCGGTTTCATAAACTTGCATTGTTCTTACAATCGCAGGTTCCACAACAAAATCATTCTCATCTAAAAGAAACCCTTGTAATGTCATTGGGTATTTTTGAATATAGTATTTTCTTTTCTCCAAATCCAAAACCGACTCATCGGCAACATCCCCCATAACTATAGGTATATAGTGTCCTTTTATTTTTTGATATGCCTGTCTTGAAGCAAAGACTTGCATGATCACTTTATTAAATTCATTAATCTCCCTCATTCTGTTACATATTATTATAACAGTATAATTTATTTGTACTGGAATTGGTTGTGGTATTTTATAAACATCCATACCATGTCTTTGTCCGTCCCATGTTGGTACTTGAGCATAATGATAAAGTCTTCTATTAGGAATGTTATATTTTATTTGAGGGTCCCCAAACTTTACTTCAGGTTGTCTTACTACAGTTACAAATGGAGGTTCGGCATTTTTATCTATGTTTTGAAAATTCCAAGTTTCAGTAAACTGAGACCAATTTTGGGTTGTTATTAAAATATCAACCATAGATATTTTTTTACCGTCTATTGTTATTGAAAAGTTTTCTTTAACAAATTCTAAAAATCCTTTATCTAAATCCGCATGTAAAAGACCTTTAGGTAAAAAAGTACCATGTTCCCCAATCATATCAGCAAGTTGTTGTCTCCTTTCTAAAGGACTAACCCCAAATTCTAATGGTATGTGTTTTTTTATTTTCTTTGGTAATCCCATAATTCTCTATTATAATCCTCTAAATTCATTAGACGTTACTGGTGACGCAATTATTGTTCTATAAAAAGGTTTAAATCCTTTATATGTGTGTTTTATGTCGGAAATTACACGTCCATCATTAGCAACTGTATAATATCTCACAAAATTCTCAGTATCGTAATACCCAATATAATCACCAAAACTAATATCAATATTTAATTCTTCTAAAGTTTTTAAATAAACAGATATTGTAATATTACCTGGTTCAAACTGATCAATTTTAGTTGACCCCATAAGTTTGTTTTCAGGGGCTGCGATTCCAACATAAGCATTAAACTCAACGGGAGGTAAAAAATTAATACTATCCGAAGTAGTTTCACCGTAAACATCATCAATTTTTGTTTTGATTCTATCAACACGATATAAAACACAAGTATAGTTCATATCTCCATATAACCATTCTTGTCCCATAGAAATTTCAAGAGAAAAATCCTTTTCCCCAAAAAATTTACCTAACCTTGTTATTGGAATTTTATTATCCATTTAAATCTTTTATTGATAAATATCTTTTTTTTGTTTATTTTTTATAAAAAAAGTTTTGTCTAATATTAAACAAATTATTGAACACCAAGCTTTGGACATTTTGGATACATATAGTGGGTCCAATAACCATATATTGTATCTTAAAACAAAAAAAGAAACTAATAAAAAATTCTACCCAACGAGGTCTCAATCGGATTACATAATTAATTATGAAAATGTAAAACCAAAGGTGGCAAGGAAATGGGTCGATTTAGATACTTACTTTGCAAAAAAGTTTTCAGAAGAACGATACCTATTAAATGTTCCTGAAAAAATATATGTTGAGAAGTTATTGGTTGAGAAAGAAAAATCTTACCATATATGGGGTAAGTTTTTTGAGACCGATTCTTTATCTGAATTTTGGGTTCCTAAATCGGCGTTAATTAAAACTCACATTATTGAGGAGGTATCAATAGACTATTCAAAGTACGACCACAGACCTCCATTAACTCATCAAAAAGAGGCTATTGAAAAATTAACAGGATCAAGAAGGTTTATATTAGCGGATGATATGGGACTTGGTAAAACAACCTCGACTATTATCGCAGCATTAGAAACGGGAGCAAAAAAGATTTTAATTATTTGTCCCGCATCACTTAAGATAAATTGGGAAAGAGAAATTGCAAATTATACAGACAGGTCCGTTTATATTGCGGAAGGAAAAAAGTTTTCAACTGAATCTGATTTTGTAATTGTAAACTATGATATATTAAAAAATTTCCACGATCCAAAGGAGAAGGACAATTCTTTGTTATTTAAATCTGAATTTGAGTTGGTTATTTTAGATGAGGCACATATGGTTTCTAATGCTCAAGCACAAAGAACTAAAATTATTAATAGTTACGTTAAAACTATAAAAAGAGTTTGGTTGTTAACTGGAACCCCGATGACATCAAGACCTATGAATTACTATAACCTTTTAAATATAATTGAAAGTCCCGTCGCACAAAATTGGATGGCTTATGCTATTCGTTATTGTCAAGGATACCAATTTACTGCGGGAAAAAGAAAAGTTTGGAACGTAACGGGAGCATCCAATTTGGAGGAATTAAGGGATAGAACCTCAAAACAAATTTTAAGAAGACTAAAGGAAGAAGTATTAGACTTACCTGATAAAATTATTACTCCTGTTTATTTAAGATTAAAATCAAAAGAATATGAAGATTTAATGGGAGAATATTATGAATGGTTTGATAAAAACTCAAATGAGTCTTCTTCATTAACTGTTCAGTTTTCTAAATTAATGAAAGTCAGAAAAGTGATCTCAAACGAAAAAGTAAAACAAACTATAGAATTTGTGGAAAACATTATTGATCAGGGAAAAAAAGTTATTATATTCACAAACTTTACCGACACTCTACAAACAATATATCAACATTTTGGTAAACAAGCGGTTTATCTTGATGGTAGTTGTAACAAAGTCCAAAGACAATTTGCGGTTGACCAATTTCAAGACAATGAAAAAATAACCGTATTTGTTGGGAACTTAAAGGCCGCGGGGGTTGGGTTAACTTTGACTTCAGCCGAGGCGGTAATAATGAATGACTTATCTTTTGTACCTGCGGAACACGCTCAAGCGGAAGATAGGGCATATAGATACGGTCAAAAAAATAATGTATTAGTCTACTACCCGTTATTTGAAAATACAATAGAGGGTGCGGTTTATGATATTTTAAATCATAAGAAAAAAATTATTAGTACTGTGATGGGAGATGAGATATCGGAAAACGTAGGGGATGTTGTGGAAGAAATTTTATCTTTAATAAACAAACGTCGTTAATATTTTAAATGTATGTGATATTTATAATAAAAAATTAATTATGGATAGATATAGTACAAAAAAAATAGAGAATATCTTAAGAAGAATTTTAAGAGAAGAGGAAGAAGAAAGTGAACTAACCTCAATCTTTAAAGAAAAAGGATATTCAAATATTCCTGAAGCATGTAAACCAAGTACAGACACCTCAACAGGAGAAATTTCATCTAATATTAAATCGTGTTTTGATGAATTTCAAAAGGCAAATCAACAAGTAATGGATATTGCAAATGCGTTAAAAGGTCTTATGGACGAAAAAGGAATACAAGCAGAATCAAGAAGAAGATCTTTAAATAGAAGAAGATACTAAATAAAATAAAAAATATTTAATATTCCCCATCTTAACAGGTGGGGTTTTTTGTTTATTAAAATAATTAATATGTTATCATATTAATAAGATGAGAATTAATAAACATTAAAAAAAAAAGAAATTATGGGAATAGTTATTTTACTATCAGTTTTATCTACTTTGGGTGTAGTTGCAGTTGTTACTTCAGTTGTGGTTATGTTTTTAAAGTTAAAAGGTAAGGTTGGTAAAGACACATTTTTTACAGAGGTTAAATCATTTCATGATTATATTGACCACATTGAAAGGGAAAGAATAAACTCTATCTCTGAATTAAACAATCATGTTGAAAGATTGTATAAAGAATTATCAACAAATTTAAATGATTACGGTGATGAGTCACACCGCAGATTGATGGAAACAGAAAGAGTACTTCAAAATGAATTATCACTATTACAAAGGAATTTAGATTCTCGTTGTGATAAATTAGATTCAAAAATTAAAGAAAAAAAACAATAAAAAATATATTCTCATCTTATAACCCTACCATAACGGTGGGGTTTTTTATTTCTTTTGATATTTATTTTTAATGAAAGTTACTTTTAAAAACATAGGGGCAAATATAGACGATAAGAAAAACGATCTATTAAAGAAGTTTTGTAAATTTTTACAAAAAAATCACAAATTAAAAGAGGATGTTACTATCCATCTTGTGGGTGAAAAAATTGGCAGAATGACAACAGGTAGTCAACATAAAGAAAAGGGTATTAAGGTATTAATAAATAATAGAATGAATAGGGATATCTTAAGAACTTTGGCTCACGAATGGGTTCATTCATATCAAAGAAATGTTATTGGCAGAGATAGGGGACCAGATATCGGAGGTCAAAATGAAGATGAAGCAAATTCATTGTCAGGATCTTTAGTTAAATCTTTTGAAAAAGAAAATCCTGATTTAGATAATATAATATATGAAGGGTACGGCACAATCTATAAAAGAATTGATTTACTAAAAGAGGAAATTATTATCTACGATAAAGTTAATATAAAAAATAACTTTATTATGGAAATGAAAAAGATTGGTATTGATAAATTACCTTATTCATATTCGGCAATAAAACAATTTGTTGATCCAAAAACTATGGATATCCACTATAATAAACATTATAAAGGATATGTAAAAAAACTTAATGATGCTTTATCTAAAAAAAAATATGGTGATTTAGAGTTAGAAGATATTATTAAATCAATTGGTAAATATGATGACACCATAAGAAATAATGCCGGAGGTGCATTTAATCACGCATTATTTTGGAAAATGTTGTCTCCAAAGAAACAGGTCCCTAAAGGTGAGGTATTTGAAAAGATCAACAAACAATACGGTAACATTAAAAAAATGAAAGATGAGTTTAATGATGTTGCAAAGAAAAGGTTTGGTTCTGGTTGGGTTTGGTTATTCTTAACAAAGACAAATAGATTAAAAATTATGTCTACACCAAATCAAGATAATCCATTAATGAACGTTATAAAAGACGGTGGTTATCCACTACTTGGTCTTGATCTTTGGGAGCATTCGTATTATTTAAAATATCAAAATAAAAGGGATGAATACATTAAAAATTTTTGGAATAGTGTTAATTGGGAATTTGTTAATGAATTGTACTTAAGTAGGACAAAAAACATAAATGAGTCATTAACTGAGGATTCTATTTTATCTGAAGCTAAAGAGGTCTTCCCATTAACCTCAAAATCTTTTAGAGGTTTAATAAACGATGCTTACCCTAAATGTGATGGTTTAAAACACACAAACGGTTGTTTAGGAAAAATTGAGACAGAACAATGTAAAACTGATGAAGGGATCATTGGTGGTAAATATACTGAGCAAAATTATGGAGGTATTGGTAATTGGTCTATTATAAATAGATTTGATACGAATAGTTCCGTACATAAAGAGATTCAAAAAATTTGGTCAGAGGAAACTAATTCCGTAGAAAATTTTAGAACATGGATTACAAATAACATGGGAGAACTGGTTGGGGATGAAGGAAGATTTACTGAAAGATTGGTGAATCTAAACGTAAAAACAATAGTTGACGGTAGAGCAAATGAGAATTATGCAAAGTCAGTTTTAGTTACTTCATTTAAGTTAAACCCTGAAGAGGAAGGTCTTACTTGGAATATTATAGAAAGGTGTGCTGGGGATGTTAGGGATAGAAAATTAGGCCAAGACTTTGATGTTGTTATTGATAATGTCTCATATTACATTCAGGTAAAGCCAATTGATTATAAAAAAATTGAAAAGATTGGGTCAGAGAGGGGATACTATTATAAGGTACCTTCTTGGCATTACCATTCTAAATATACTGAAAGTAACGTTGATGTTATTTTGTATGTTGATAGACCAAAAGAAAAATTTGTTATGTTTAGAAATGATTTTGCGAGAATTCAAACAGTTGCGAACCCAACAACATTCCCTAAATTTTTTGTAATATATTACGAGAATCCTTTAAAAACAAATATGGATTTTGAGGTTATAGTCGAGCCTGATAAGGTAGAATCAAAACTTAAACTTACAAGAGACACCCAAACAGAAATTGAGTACTATAGAGAAAGGATACAATATTATAAAGATAAATTACGTGAACTTGGCGATTCTGAAAATATAACTGAAATGATCAAGTATTACAATGAAGAGTTATATCAACTTATTAATTAATATAAAGATATTTATATAAAAACAACCATTATGTCGATAATAAGTAATGAAGAAAGAGAAAGACTATATACGAGAGTACGACATGTCTTGGGAGCACCTTTAAGATCTGTTGAACTTGAGGATGAACAGTTAGACACTTTATTAGAGTTCTCTATTGAGGACTACTCTCAGTACATCCAAGATTGGCTAATTGAGAGTCAGTGGACAAGTCTTTGGGGTCTTAATGTTGAAACCCAATCATTGTCTAACGCATTTATGACAAAAAGTTTAGATTATGAAACAAGGTACACTTACGCATATTCTAAAATTGTAGGACTACAGGCAGGAGGAGATTCTGTAATGAAAAAAGATTACATCCAATTAGTTCCTAATCAACAAATATATGAAATACCTGCAGGTAGAGAAATTAATGAACTTTTATGGTTCAGTCCTGCGACCTTAAACAATACAATGTTTGATCCATGGTCTTTTGGTTCTTTAGGTGTTGGTGGTGGACTTGGAGGAGGTGGAGGTCTTGCTCAAATGGGTAATATGGCAGGTAGTTACTTTATGATGCCGGCTTTTGATATGTTATTAAGAATGCAAGAAATTAATATACAAAGAAGAATTATTGTTGGGGATTTAACATATAGGATTACCGCATTACCTGGAGGTAAAAAGGCGATTCACTTAATGAATACTCCCGGTAGTAAATTTGATTTTGGTAACTCAACATTAGCAAAAGGTAAGGTTTGGTATTGGTATTATCCAACAAACGAAAACGATAGAGACAGATGTTTAAAAGAGAATCCAGATATAATTAAAATGCCTTCTGATGTTCCCTTTGAAAGAGTAAGTTGGACCGAACTAAATAACCCGTCACAAATTTGGGTTAGAAGGTGGTTTGTGGCGTCGGCGAAAGAATTATTATCAAAAGTAAGAGGTAAGTTTAGTGGTAATTTAAAGGCTCCTGATGGTGATCTTACTATGGATTATCAGTCATTGGCTACGGAAGGTAAAGATGAAAAAACTAAATTACTTGACGAATTGATTGGTACTGAAGGTAGACTCACAAGATTAAAACCGGAAAAGGTAATGGAAAGAGAAGCGTTAATTGCGGAAAACTTAAACAAGACTCTTAAATTTAGAGCCATGCCAAGACAAATTTATGTAATATGACAAATACACCACAAAGAAAAAATGTTATTAAATATCAAACGTCTATTGATCCACCAAAAGAACAAGACAAGTCGTTAATCATTTCTAAAGATAAGTACACCACAAACGATGAAACCCTCTTAATAGTAAGAGGAGTTTCAAATTCTGAGGTAACTTTAAATTCTACGGTTACAAAAAGAATTGTTGTTAAATCATTAACTTCAGTTTTAGTAAAACCTGATATGGGTATGATAGATGAAGAGTGGGATGAATTACTTTTAGAAAAAGGATCTTGTGTCCAATTCCAATTTGTTCAAGGTAATTGGTATATCTTATCTTCAGATGGTTTAAAAATATCTTAAACCAACTCTTCCCATCCAGGTTCTGCCAATTCATACATATAGTTAGGGTCAATACCAACCTTTTCCCAAAACTCTATTTCACCATCTTCCAGTTTAATTAAATGTTCTTCAATATCATCTTGGTCCTTTTCTTCAAACGGAACACCATTAATTAACTCACATTGTGTTTTTGTAAAGAACCCTCTTTCTTCAGGATTCTTAACTAATAATCCATCTCTCACTTCTTCTTTAAAAACTATTAATAAAGGTTCGACCCTTTTATTAAATGTTGCAATCGCCCTTTGGATATTGTATTCCCCTAACATATCAGGATTATTTTCAATGTCTGATGGGTTTAACATGTATGAGTTTAACTGGACAACAGAATCTGTTGTAGCAAGTTTATATGCCATATCTGTTGGTATTCCGGTATTTGCTTCTTTATTTTTAGAATTACTACGTACCCAATTATCTTCAGACCAAGATTTTTCCCAACCATTATTAAGTAGTAAAGTTTCCTTTTCTTTATAAGATACTTTAGATTTTGTAGAATCAGAGTAAAATAAATTTATCTGATCATCATTCCAACCGGCCTTTGGTTTATTAACTTTTTGAACATCTCCGTGTGAGGCCTTAGTTCCGTTATTTACGTAGTAGATTATATCACCCAAATTTACATTAAGATTGTCACGTATTGCAAGTTCCATATGAGCCTGTCTTGACATAAGTGATCCGGCTTTAGTTGTTTGTTTACTTCGTTTAATGTAATCATCAATTGATTGTTTTATTCTTGATTTAGACGCAATTTGCATTAATGGAATTTTTTGGTCGAATATCTTTTGTACGTATTCATAATAGTATTCCACAAAAGATTGACCATCTCCCTCTAAAAGTTGTCTTATCCCCTTATCTAAGAAAACCTCAATATACTTTGGCATTTTTTTAGATTTGATTGAATTACCCGTTAATTTAATTTTACCGTTATGTTCCATAGTTGCGTAGTTCTTACGTGCTAAGTTTATACAAGAGTCCCACGTACCATCACAATCAAGACCCATTTCACCTTTCATGAATGTATCATTAAATTCTGCAACATCAGCATTATAACCTCTATATTCTTCACCTACTTTAACCAACCAATTTAATCCTTTACCGATATAAACTTTATGATCCACACCACCTTCAGGTAATGAAAAGTTCATACCGTCCGTATCACATACAAGTGGGGTATATCCTCTTTTAACAAAGAACTTTAACATCTGACGAAGATATTGTCTTCCTGTACAAGTGATCTGTTCACCCATATTTATATCCCCCCACGGGAATACTTGAGGTGCCGATAAGGAACCAAAGAATGCATTAATAAAAATCTTAATTGGTAATTGTTTTCTATCGAATGACAATGATTTCTTTTTATCAATACCCTTATATTCCGAAGCCAAATTCTTATACATAATACGAGAATTACGGAAAAATGTTAATAAACCTTTCATCGCCCCCGTAATATCACATTCAGGAAATACATCGTGTACCAACTGAATAGACGGATATAGTGATGAGTAGTCAAGTTTTAACACGTCTTTTGAATAACCCACTTTAAGTAATCGTGATAACCCACCAACAAATCTTCTTTGTTCTTCTTTTTTAGGAATTGCCAAACCAAACTTATATGACCAAGCAAGCATTATCATTTTCCATAATGTTGCGGTCCCCATTGTTGAGACCCTTTCATATGTTGTTGGAACTAAAGACGCAAGTAGGAAAGTTCCTTGATTGAACTCGTCATCCACTATCAAGGTTTCCTCAAGGTCATCGTCAAGATAACGCTCAACTATATCGTCCCCAGTTGTTTTTATATAAATGTCTCCTCGTCTAAAACAAACCTCATCAATTTTAGAATCAATACCAACTTTCTTATACTTACCATTTTCAGTGTTTAACCAATACTCGTCTTTTTCAGCGTACATAGGACCAATCTTTGTGTGGTCAATATAGATACGATCTTTAGCCTCACCATCTATAAATTTGGTAATGTACTTCAATCCCGCCTCTTTAATATTTGAATTGATTGCTTGAGCTCTACGAACAGAGTGGATAATATCAATCACATTATATCCCCACAACTGAACCTGATTAAATTTCTCAACCTCATTTGCTAATTTTAACATTGATTCCTTTTGGGATATTGTTCTTTTTGGGTTAAGGGACTTTGCTATTTTTTTAATATCAAGATTTAAAGCCTTACATCTTTCGAATATCCAAAACCAGTCAAAATTTGCTGAATTGTATCCTGAAATAATTGATGGTTTAAGTTCGTCTATTGTTCTGAAGAACTCAACAAGACCACTTCTTTCATCATCTTCATCTTTACATTCAATAACTTTTAGGAATCCTTTATTGGTTTTCATTCCAATCATAAAGATACGACCGTCTTTTGGTTCTAATGCGGTTGTCTCAAGGTCAAATCCAAATCTAGTGATATCATTATATTCCTCAAATCCTTTGAACAATCTTTTTTCTTTTGAGATGAGGTACTGTTCGACAGGGGGTAACATTAAAAATTTATTTTTTGTATTTTCACCCCAAGGATCAATACCTCCATCACGAAAAAATTGTGTTAGAGATCGATAACCTTTCATTGACTTAACCATAAATGTTAGACCATTTTCTAATCTTTCATTTCCATCAGTTCTTAATTTGTCTATTACAATTCCGTACTTAGACATCGCCTCTTTTTGTAGTGCTTTAGATCCTTGATAAAAGTTTAATCCTTTTAGGTCTCCTACCCAAGCAAATGCAATTAAACTATCTCTTACAATAGATTTTCCTTTTCCCGGTATTTCTTTGATTTTATAAATATGGTCCGACACGTAGTCAAACTCAATCGCAACGATGTGCTCTTCCGAATCATTTCCTTCTAGAAATGACTTAATTTCTTCTTGTGATATCATATATTTTTTTTAAAGTTTGGTTTATTATCTATCATACAAAGATGACATTTACCTTACATTAATAAATATATATTTTTTATCCGTCTAAGTCAATTAAATGTTAACTACGAGGAGTTACTGGATCAACTATTTCAGAATCATTTTGTAATGTATTAAAATAATTTAAGCAGGTTCTTGACCATTAATTATTGAAGTCCATTTATTTTTAGTGTCAGTTACTTTTTGAGTTATTCCTGGATTGTCCAATAGAATTTCCACCTCTTTAGCATAATCTTTTGTGGTGTCAATAGTTACGTTTGTTGTTGCTATAGCAGATGTAGGGTTATTTTTATCTCCAGCATTTACTGTTATTGACAAAACAAAAGTTAATCTTTCCGCTATTGTTAATTTATCTTTAAATAATGTTACACCATTAGGGACTTCATTAGTAAAACGATACGAATAAGGACCGTTAAAATCTTTTGTTATTACATCATCTAAAAAATATTCAGTATTTTGTTTTTTATAATTTGATGAAAGTATTTGTTTATTAAAATTTGCACTTGCCATTTTATTTTTATTTTTTAATTTTTTTATTATTATGCGTCAATGTTTGTTATGTTTAATACATCTGAGTTATTGTAGTAAGATAATCTTAATGTACTATCAGGTCTTTTGAATATTATACAGTTATAATCACCGTATACGTGAGTTGCTGGTCCCGTTGTGAAATCTATACTATTTGGTGAGTAGTCTATTTGATTTCTTTTGAAGTCATTTCCCACTGTGTTTTCTAAGAAGCCATTACTCAATGTGTTGTTGTTAAAGTCATCACCAATAGTGTTGGAATAGAAAAGAGAAACAATTTCATTCAATGTAAAGTTAATCCCAATATTATTACCCCCACTAATTTGAGAACCGTCATCACCAAAGTAATTACCGATATTGTTATTGTTAAATCCAGTAGAAATAATATTTTGTGTTCCACCACCAGCGTTACCAAAGAAATTACCTATTTTGTTATATTGGAAGTTTGTATCAATTTCGTTAAATGATGAGTAGTTACCCAAGTTATTAGATATAAAGTTACCACCAATTTCAGTTGGGAATCCACCGATACCTGAGTTACCGACAAATAAATTACCTATTGTATTATCTGATGTGTTTTGACCAAATACGTTAAACCAAAAGTCGTTACCAATTTTATTATTAGTGAAGTTTAGGTTTAATGCGTTAAATAACACATTATCACCAATCACGTTAAATTGGAAGCCAGTGTTTATGATGTTTCCACCGTCACCGTTTGTACCACCACCAACTGAAGGGAAATTAGTGTCATTACCAAAGAAATTACCAATCTTGTTGTATTTAAAATCACTAAAAATAATATTTTGAACTGGTGAACCAGGACCCGAACCATCATTCCCAAAGTAGTTACCAATTTCATTACTTTCAAAACCATTTAATATAGAGTTTCCTATAAAATAATTTTTAATGGTGTTATTTTCAAATGCATTTCCAATAGAGTTACTATTAAAATAATTGTTAATTGAGTTAGCCTCAAAGTTATCACCGATAATATTGTTGGTAAAGTAATTACCTATAACATTATTGTACATAAATTGACCAATCAAATTTTTCTGAAAAGAATCATTTATTACGTTACCCTGATTTTGTGAAGCACCATAACCAAAATCATTATCAAATTTATTTTCTATGAAAAAATCACCTATTTTATTACTTGAAAATCTGACACCGCTATTAGGTTCGGTATATACTGAATTCCATTCTGTGTCTTGTGGACTTACAGAACTATTCCACGATCCTTCTGTTGCAATATTATAAATTGCCCCACTATTATCTCTAGCGATTTCCAAGACTCCTGGTATAATAATATCAATATCATTAACACCATTTCTTTTTGTAAATGTAACTGTAGGTCCTATGTTATTACCAAGTGAATCCATTTCAGTTCTTTCGTATTGGAAACCTCCTCCGTTACCATCTAATGTCCATTGATTAAATTTAATTTTAAAATACTGAGATGTGGATGTAACTTTCATTACCAATTCTTTACCTAAGATTCTATAATCAATAGAGCCACCTAAAGAATCATTAAAAATATCATAAGTTCTACCCGTGATATTAGATAAATCACCCCAACCAAAAAGAGTATTAATTGGTTGATTATTTTCAAAGTACTGCCCTATTTTATTGTTGAAAAATTGATTAGGGATTATATTCCCATTAAAATAATATTTAGTTTCATTATTATAAAAACTATCATTAACTGTATTATAATTAAAACCATTACCAATAAGATTGACATTAAAGTCAGACCCAATTTTATTTTTATTAAACCCATTAAGTATTGTGTTTCCTTGAGATGACCCATTAATAGTATTCTCTTGGTAGTTTGTACCGATTTGATTATTTTGGAAATTTTGTCTTACTGTATTTTTTCCAAATCCGTTACGAATATAATTTCTATAAAATTCAAAATTATCTAAGTTACCAAAGTCACCAATTAAATTATCTTGAAAGTCATCTAATATTTCATTTTTATAAAACTCAGAATAAATAAGATTGTTACTAAACCCATTTCCAATAATGTTGTCTTGAAAATCATTGACATTACTATTCTCACCCAATAATTGGTTATTATTAAAATCATTACCAATATGGTTAGAGATTAAATTTGCGTTTATTAGGTTATCATGAAAATTGTTACCAATTATATTATCATCAATATCATTTGTTGAAACGTTATTGTAACACAAATCACCCCAAACGTTATTTTGATTGTCAGTTCCAAACGTATTATTGTAACAGTAATCACCAAATTTATTACTTTCGTATTGTCCTTCTAAAAATACATTGTTTGGTAGTAAGAATGTTCCACTACTAACATTTGTATAGTTATTTGTGTAATTACCTATATAGTTATTTTTTGCATAATCATTTAATATTGCATCCCCAAAAGTGGTGTACTGTTCGTAATCGTTTGATCTAACGTTTGTTCTTTTATAACTAAAGTAACCATTACCGTTTGTTTCTTCTATTGTAAGATAAAAACTTTGACCCGCACCAATCGCCGTTATAGTGTCACCTGACACGTTCATAGTTACATTGTCGGTAATTCCTGTTATTTCATAATAACTAGGGTAAGTATTAGGTATATAAATAACATCACCTACCGACAGAGAAGTGAAAGAAGTATCAACACCATTAACTGTACCATTACTTAATAACTCAATTGTACCATTTAATCTTAACTCGTCTCTATATGTAAATAATTTATATCTTTTAAATAAAATATTTCTATGATCATAATCAGTCCTATTATTAAACTCATCAATTCTTTCAGTAATCCTACCAAAGGCAACACCATTAGTAACTTCAGTTGTATTATACATTATATCATAACGTATAAAGTCGTTAGGGTGTATTGGTTGATAAGCAACAGGACTAATTGTATTAATACTTGTGGCCAATACTACAATTGGCTCAACAGGACCTTGTTTATAATTTCCAGAAGTAATTGGGTTTCCATTATAATCAAAATCAGGTTGATCATAACATGTTTTAAAATCTTCTATTAGATAATAAGAACCTTGAGTTAGGTTACTAGTGAACATTAAAGTAAATAAACTTGAGTAACTTACAGGTGTTGCACTTAAAATGTAACTTGCAAAATCTAAAATAGGTGTGTGTTTAGTTGTTCCTGTGGGTACATCATAATTTACAATAGGTATTATGTCTATTGAGGTGTACCCCGTATTACCAACGTAAGGTAAGTCTGATATTTTTTTATTTGCCATTTTTTATTTTATTATTTATTTTTTTAGTAAATTAAGTAGTTCTTTTTTTTCTTCTCTTGACATAAATTTATTCTTAAACATATTAACAACTTCGGTAATTTCTTCAAAAGTATATGTGTTAAGTAATGTGGTTTTTGTATTCTCACATTCTCTATATGTCATTTCATAAGCATCTTTTGTGTTATCAACCCAAACATCATTTTCTAAAGATTGTAGAAACTTATTATCACTTTTTCTTTTAATATATTTTATCATTTTTTTAATTTTTATAAAGTTAGTCGTTGAAGACCTCAAAAGTTAATGTTCCACTAGAACAGAATTGATTTACTAAATTGGTTGACATTTCTAAATTCACAAAACCATCTCCAGCATCAGAATATGTTCCTAAATAACTTGTATTTGGTAAAGAGTTTAAGTAAGTTA